CTCGCCGATACGAGCGAGGGCGACGCGTGCGCCACCGAGTTCGCAGTCGGTACCGAGTTTGTCGGTCCACTTTCCTGCGCGTCGCGTGCCGGGTGGGCAGCGGAAGTGCGGAAGTTTGTCGCCATCGAAAAAGAACTCGACCGGCGCCACCTTCACCGACAGCCCGATCGCCGCCGTCTGGTTCCACGTCTTCATCTGCAGCGTCGCAAAATCAATGTTGCCGCGCGATTGTCCAATCATCGGCTTTGCCGATGAGGCAGCAACATCAACGCTTGACATATCCATCACAGACCGATCACGACGTGCTGTAGAAATCGTATTGCTTTTTGCGAATGTTGCCCACCATAACATCTGCAGGGTTCGGTTCGTTAGCCGCCGCCAACTCGTCAAACTCCTGCTTCAACGCCGGAGTCAACGTCTTTGGCCCGTCAACGACCAGATGCCCTCCGAGAGACGACGTCAACTGCTCGATCTTTCGACGGTCAGCCGCAGGCAGAGCATCCGCCCACTTCTCCCACTCCTTGCCCTGACGGCTCACACCGATCGTGTCGACACCATCGGCATGCTCAATCAGAACGGCGAACCGTTGCGTCGAATCGAAATGGGTGACGATCGCGTACTTGTTCACGACTGCTCCATCGCCCCAATGATCCGCAACAACGTCGTCTTGCTGTTTCGCAGTTGATCAACCTGTGACTTCACCAAGTCGCGCATGATCTCAAGGTGCCGCTTTTCAACGTCCGACAACCCACCGTCCAAACCGAGACGCGTGACGTAGTTGTCCCAATCGAACTCGCTCGCATCCTTCAGTAGCGTGTCGTACATGATGGCGATCGACTTACGCACGTTCCGATCGGGCGTCTCGGTGAATGCCCGAACCCACCCGTTCTTCTGCGGGTTGCTGAACACCTTCTCCGGATCACGGATCACCGCAGCGATGGCCTTCGCGTCCTTGGGGACCGTCCCCGACCCGGGCGACGGCACCACCGTGAGGGAGTGCCCATCCTGCACGATCGCCAACCCAGCCGGGTTCCGATCAGACACCCCGAACATGAAGTCCACCAACGACGTCCGCAGCAGGTCGGCCGTCGGCACGTCAGTCAAACCGCGATCGGCCGCCAACTTCCCGTCCTCGACCGCTGCCGTCGCCGCCTGCGAGACTACCGCCTGCGTGGACGTGCCGTCACCCGCAAGGCGCGTGAGCGGAGCGTCAATACCCATGCCGCGCTGAAAGTCCGCCAGCATCTTCTCGCTCAACGCTGCCGTACCCGACCGCTCGATGCGAACGTACTGCTCCCCGTTCTTGCGAGTGATCAACGTCCGCCCGCCACCAAGGTCGATGTTGTCGACCGTCGGCGACTTCTTGAGCGCCGCATCGAGGAACCGACCCGGAACGCGATCGAGGGGCTCCCCGTCCTGCACGGCCTTGCGGGCTGCCGCCAGCGAGGTGACGGCATCGTTTGCCGCAGCATCGGGTGCCTGCGCGACCGTGGCGATCTCTTTCCACCCCTGCGCCGAGTCCATCCGACCGGGCGCCGCATCCGCGTAGTACGCGAGGTACACCCAGCGCGGCACCGTCCGCTTCTCGTCGTTACGCGCGATCTGCACCAACTCGTTCGGCCGATCGATGTTGTTGAACACCTCGGAGTACTGCAACTTGCCCTTCGACGCCTCGACGAGACGCTGAATGGCCCCTGCGCCCTCCTCGGTGTTCGGCGCCCGGCGGATCGTGCCCCACGTGCGACCGATCTGCGACAACTCGCCCTTCGGGTTCCCAACGTAATCGAGCCGGAATTCGTGACCACCCGGAGCGACCAGTCGCACCGACGAGACGCCCGCCCGGAACAACCCGACCTCGTTGAACCCCACCTGCTTCGGGCTGCCGATCTTGGCCACGATCGTGCCGCCAGCCATGTCGACGTTCCGCACCTGCGATGCCAGTCGTTCCACGTTGACGCGCGCATCAAGGGCAACGCCGTCACGCCGGATCAGGCGCACGAAATCGCCACGAGCCGCTCCAGCCGCCGTGATCGCCGACGTGACGGCGGCCTCCACCTTGCGCGGGCTGGCCGCACCCACGTGAGGGACGTTCGCCATGCGCGTCAACGTCGCGCTGATCTTCGGGCCCTGAGCGCTCCCGATGCGTCCGGCTTCGATGAGTTGCGCAGTTCGACCAGCCGTCCGCTTCGGCACAACGCCGATCGTGCGCGTCACCCTCACGGCTTGCTGCACTGCCCGACTGCCCGGCGCCTCAGCCCCCGGCACATCGAACAACTGCTGACCGCAGTTGTTGAGGAGCCGATTCGAGAAGCGACCACCGTACTGGTACCCGGTCGGGCATCGCATGATCTGCTCGGCCCCACGACCGATCGCCGAACCGAGTCCGCCTCCGCCGCCGATCCGCATCGCACCGCCACCGCCACCGGGCGTCGCCGCCCGGTACACGGTCGATCGGCCCGGGCTCCGCACGCGCGCCAAGTCGCCGGGCGTCGTGTACGACACGCCACTCTCGACGATTCGCACCAACGGGTCGTTCGACGACACCAACCCGCTCTTGATGTGGTCGGATCGCCACTCCTCGACGATCGCGCAGAGTACGAACGTCTTCGCCGTGATCTCATCCGGATCCCCGTCGTACGGGCGCGTGAGGATCTCCGTCAACGACGAAGTCGGCGCAACGAAGTACGTCCTCACTGGCTCGTCAGTTGTAGCGTTGTCGTCGGGGACTCCGAGCGAAGACGCCATCGAGTGCTCCCCGGGGTGCTACTGCTCGTCGGTGACGGTGGTGTCCTGCTCGGCCTCGAGGAGTTGGAACTCCATGAGCGCCGCCTCGAACGCCGAGTCCTCGGCCGACTTCGCGTGGACGCCCTCGAGCGCCTCCATCTCGTCGGCGGAGATCTCGTACATGTCGTGACCGAGCACGGTGCCGCTCGACGGGTCGACGTACACGTCGTACGAGTTACCGTCGATGCCCTTGACCTCGATCGAGTACACGTCGTACCCCTCATAGGAGGCCGCACCGACGGCGAGCGCCTTGCCCTCGACGATGCTGGTCGCGGCGTCGGTCGCCTCCTCGGCAGTGATGACCGGACCGTCTGCGATCATGTCCTCGTCGACGCGTACGAGCCCTTGGAACTGGCCGTCGCCGCTGTAGTGAACCTCGAAGAGGCCGTCCTTGCGCTCGCAGGTGACGAGGAACCGGTCGGCGACCTCGCTGTACCCGGAGTCGACGACGGTGCCCCAGACCTTGGCGGTCACGGCCTCCATCGCTGCGAGGTCGAGGAGGCCCTTCGAGCCGATGCAGCCGCCCGTGCAGTCGGCGCACGGACCGGTCTCACCGGAGAACACCTCTTGCTCGACCATGCAGACGAACGCGCCGCCGTCGATGTCGGCCGATTTCGTGCCGATCTCCTCGAGGTACACGCGTCGCACGGCGTCGATCTCGTGCTCGTCGACGATGTCGAGACGGCCGATCTCGCCAGCGACGAGCCCGTCCTCGAACTCGAAGACCTCGTCAGCGTCGTCGCCCTTCGTCTGCACGGCCATCGCTCCGCACTTCACGCAGACCTTGCCGCCCGGCTTGTAGCCGCAGTCGCCGGTCGCTAGGCCCTTGGCGCACTTCGTGACCTCACCGTCGCCGGAGATCTTCACGATCCCCTTGGCGCCCATCGGCTCCTTGTCGGCGGCGGGCTGGGCGGCCTCGTTGTCGTCGACGTTCTTCGTACCCCACGTCTGCGGGATCATGTCCTCGGCGTCGAGTTCGGTCGCCCGCTTGATGATGTGATCCTTGGCGGCCTCGGGATCCTTGGCGCGCCCAAACGCCGCGATGGCGTTCTTGAGGTCGTCGACGTTTTTGATCGGGAACGACCCGTCGGGGAGAGCGTCGCCGCTGTCCGCCAACTTGCGTCGGTCACTGGCCGAGTACATGCGCTTGGCTTCGATGTTGTCCGGGCCCATGACTACCTCTCTGATGGTGGGCGATCGAATAACGATAACACTTGATTAGTGTTTTCGTTGATTGTTCTGGTGTTAGAGCATTTCGTCGTCGTACAAGGCGAGGACGTTGTCGAGGGCGATCCACGCGTCGGGATCGGCGTACCCAAGCCCCTTTACGAGGATGCCTTCCTCGTCGATTTCGCTGTCGAGGCCGTGGTACTCGAGGACCGGATCGACGAGGCTCTTGATCTCGAACAACTCGTCGACCGTCGCCGGAATGAAGAGCGAGTCCTCATCCCAGAGGTCGTCCTCGTCGTAGTACGCCTTCTGCTGCAACTCGGCGTTGCCGGTCTCGTCGAGGAGCGCCGTCAAGGCTTCGATCGCATCCTTGATCCGCTTGATCGATCGAGCGGACAGCGGCTTGCCGACCTTCACCTCGATGTCGAGGTCGTCGAGCAGATCCTTCATGCCGCTGCACGTGCCCCCGCAACCACATCCGCAGTCGCCGCCCATCGAGGCATCGCCGCCGCACGCACCGCCACACCCGCAGCCTCCCTCACCGGGCGGAGCCCACTCCGGAATCGGGTGCGCCGCGTACTGGCCCGCCTCGTCGAACCCGACGTGCTCCCAGTTCTTGTGGTCCTGAATGTGGTTGATCCAGTTCGGCTCCTCGGCCATGAACCCCTTGAGCGCCCAGACGCACGACTTCTGCAACTCGTCGTCGTCCATCTGCTCGGCGGCCCACTCCTCAGGGTGCATGCCGTCCACGTGGTCCTCGGCGGGAAGATCCTCCATCCCCGCTGGACCGTGCGACGTGTGCCCCTCCGGGTCGACCTCCATCAGGCCCTTCTTGCCGGGGAGGCCGGGCAACTTGCCGCCGGGCGCACGCATGTCGATCCTGCCAGTTCGCACCGACTCGAGACGCTTCGCCCATTCAGAGTCAGTCCAGATCGAACCGTTGACGATCCCCTTCAACTTCTTCCGGCAGTTCTTCATGCCCGGGTGGTGGCAGCCCTCGTTCGGCCACAGACCCGTCGTCTCGTGGTGCAACCACGCGCAGAGCGGCTCGAGCGGGTACAACTCCGGGTGATCGGCGAGGATGACACGGCACCGACGGAACCCGCCCTCGCGCCGCATGATCGGACGCCAGTAGCGGAGCAACTTCTCGAGGTTGCCACGTCGCGGTCCGTACCCGTGGAGGATGTCGCCCGTAACGCGTTCCTGCGGGAGGACGTCGGGGACCTCGTTCGACGGGTTGAGCGGGATCTCGGTCGGCGAAAGTGACGCCTTGATGTCCAGATCGTCAAACTCGGTCATTGTTCGTCCTTGCTTTCGAGTTCGGCGACCTCGTCGAAGGTCAACGCCGGATCGTCGTACGACTTGTGCGGCGTGCGTACGTTGCTGCTGCCACTTCGCACCATTTGGCCCCTACGGGCGACGGGAGCATCCGCCGCACCGGGAGCCCAGCGAGTGTTCTCGCCTTCCGCTGCACGCGTCGCCGGAGAGAACTGGCTCCCGGGCTTCACACTCACCGCTCCACGATGGTTGCGCGGCCCGACCGGGCCCATCGCGCCGCGTCGACCCGCAGCGGGTCGAAGACCGCGCCCGTCGCTGGTGGGCTCCCACCCGCGAATCTGCTCGCGCGCAACCGCACGATCGAGACGCTCATTCCGCTGGTTCGCTTGCGTGCTCTTCGGACCAGAGTCGGTATCGCGCGAGGCCAGATAGTCACGACGCGCCTGCAACCGTTGGTTGTGTTTGTCGGCGCGTCGCTGCCACGACGTGTTCTGGTTATCGGCGCCACTCTTCTTGGGGGCGGGCATCTCGTACTTCGTACCATCGAAGATGCGACCGTTGTTGTTACCGTCGCGCATCTGAGTCACGTCGCGACCGGCCGGACCGGCACCTCCGCCCGTCGTACCGGACTCGCGCGAGTTGACGGTACCCATCTGATTACCGATGGTCTTCTCGTCGATCTCGTCCCAATCGATCGCGTTCCACGCATCGAGTAGTTCGTCGAACGATTTCACGCGTCCGTTGCGGTCGTACACGATCGTCGTGCCGTTTCGATCGCGACGCGACTGGAGCGGTCCTCGGCCCGAACGCGGGCCAGCCGGACCGGCTGCGCGTCGAGCCACTTGCTGCTCGCGCACTCGCTGGTTCTGCTCTGCGGCACCGAGGTAGCGGCCGACTTGCCGCATCTCTTCGCCCGCTCGCCGCTCGCCGCTCGGCGTCGACCCACGTTGGTTGATCTCGGCGCGTCGAGCGTTGAGTCGGTTGACCGCACGCTGTTGACGCTGCTGCGAGCGCATGCGAGCAACGGTCGGGCTGGGCTCCGGTCCACGCGGTCCGGCGGGCGTACCGTTACGAGCACGGTCGTTCATCTCTGCTGCGCGCAGGTATCGGCCGATGTCTTGCATTTCGCGTCCGGCGGCACGCTCTCCTTGTGGTGAGGATCCGCGCTGGTTGATTTGGCGACGGCGTTCCTGCAACTGACGGATGGCGGCATCCGCTTCTGGGCTGCGACCGCCCGGCCCGCGCGGGCCCGACGGTCCTTCTCCGTCGCGTCCACGTCCGGGAATCATCGCGCCATTGTCGTAGGGGATGCCGTTGCGACGCTTCGGACCCTGCGGGCCAGCCGGACCCGCCGGACCCTGCCCCCGACGGAACACCTGCGCACCACGCTTGCCGTTGCCGTCCACACGGTACGTCGCGCCACCATCGGTGACGTAGCGGCGCATCTGCTGGTTCGGCTTCTTCTCGTCCTGCGCACGCTGCCGCTTTGGCGCGGGCATCTCGTACTTCGTGCCGTCGAAGATGCGACCGTTGTTGTTACCGTCACGAATCTTCGTGACGTCGCGACCCGCCGGACCACCGGACCCGCTGCCCGCCGGACCTGCCGGACCCTGCGGGCCCGCCGGACTCGGCTTGCGCGAGTCGACGGTACCCATCTGGTTGCCGATGGTCTTCTCTTCGACCCACGCGATCTCGTCGTACGTTGCAGCCGGATCGAGGAGCACTTTCATGGCCGTGTCGATCGATGACGCCCAGTAGCCGTCGTCTTCGTCGTCGTCCATCTTGTCGTCGTCGAACCGCACGACGGTCTCCACGTCGACTTCCATCGGGTCGCCGAACATGTAACGCGTCCCATCGAAGTGGTACGGCACGAACATCGTGTCGATGCCGTCAGCGTCCCCATCGTCGGAACGCTTGTCGAACACGGCGAAGTTGTCGGTCGCAAGGCGCAGCGTGATCGGCCCCCCGACAAGATCGACGAGGGCGCTCGGCAGTCCGGCGCGCTCGTCGTCGTACACCGACGAGTTGTCGTGACCGCTCCCGTGCGCGGCGCTGAACGCCTCGAGGGGCAGGTAGTGATGGTTCTGGCCGTCGGCGATACGCACCATGTCCGCGTTGTCGAGGCTCATCAGCACTCGACGGCGCAGCGGCCCGTAGGACATGTTGTGGTCCTCGCGGCTCATGTCCGGACCCCAGCACTTCGTTTTGGCGCTCGTCACCGCGTCGTTGACGACCTTCTTCATGTGGCCTTCGCCGCGCGTACCGATCGCCAGCCACTTGATTTGAGCGACGACGCCCGGCAACAAGAAGTCGCCCTTGTGGCGAGCAATCCACGCCTCGCGCAGTTCGAGGGCCTTGATCTGGTCCTCGGTGCGGGCCTTGCCGCCCTGCGCTGCGATCTTCGTGAGGATCTCGTACTGATCGTCGCCTTTGATATTGCCGCCCTTGTCCCAAATGTCGGGATGCTGGGACTTGATGCGCTCGGCGAAAGCCCGGTCGAACATCGGCCACTCGGACTTGTCGAACGAGTCGATTCGATCGCCACCTTCGGCGGCCTTGATCGAGATAGTGCCGGTCAACTGGTTGGCGCCGTGGAGGACGGGCGACACTTCGAAGAGTTCGACCTCCTGCAGGACGTTCGCTTGCCGGTCTGGGTCGTAGGTCGCCTTGATCGTCTTGTAGCCAATCGACCACTCTTGATCCTCGCCGAAAAACGCAACGGAGTGGAATGCCTCGCGACCGCGCTCGCTCTTGAGGTTGAACTGGACCCGGGCGAGCAGTCCTCCGACGCCTGCGGCCTTCATCTTGGCGGGGAGTCGGGGGTCGTTGGTCGACACCTCGTCGATGGCGAGGACTTTGCCGATGGGTTGGTTCCAGTCGTGGCCCCAGACGACGCGTGGCTTGCGGCGTCGGAGGCTGCCGTCGAACGCACCGGGGGCAACGATGTCGCCGACGGAGTCCTTGTTGCCGACAGCGGCGACGAAGCACTCGACGATGCCCTGCGCTTCGTCGACGTTCAGTTGCCCGGAGATGGCTTTGAAGTCGAGGTCTCCGGATCCAAGAACGTCGTCGTAGAATTCTGTCATACCGTGAAGTTACAGTATTTTTCGATGGATCAGGGGAAGGTTTACAACAAGTAAGTTGCTTGTTGTAAACTACTTCTTCTCCCAGCGCAAGCGGCAACGGCAGTTAATGGTCAACTCGGGAGGTGCCAGCGGGTCGCCCGGGAACCGCAACATCTGCTTGCCAACGACAAAGCCCTCGTCAAACTGAACAGTATTGCCGTCAAGTATGCGGTGAGCACTTCGAACGCGCGAGTCATTCATCGACACCCACGTTTTGGTTAGCGTGCCGTTGCCGCTGCCGTCCATGCGCTGGTGCGCCTGTTCGGCCGAGATGTAGGTCCCCGCGTTGTAGGCAGTCTGTGCCTCGTGCTCTGCGATGGTCCGACGGCGCGAGTTGAGGAGGTGGAGGAACGTAGCGACAACGGCCGCTTTGAGAAGCAGGTGCCGATCCTCATCGGTACCTGCACTAAACGCCTGTGCCGTCTGGATAGCCGTCGCAATCTCGGCACGGGTCGTCTCGTTGGTCTTCTGAACTCGAGCGACCTGATCGTCAAGATATTGCTGCACCGCAGGGTCGTTGAGATCCACCGATTCGCCGGTCTGCTCGGCGGCGAGGTTGGCCGCTTCCGTCACGATTCCGGCGATCACCGGTCGGACGTCCTCGTCCATCTGCTTATTCCAGACGTCGAGGTCGAACACCGCTGCAGCCGTCAGCGTCCCCGCCGCCAAGGCCTTGCGCGACTTCGCACCCAACGCCTTCTCGGTGACGACCCGCTGCTGCCGCTCGAACAGTCGCTCCAGCGATCGGTCGAGGATCTCGGTCCAGCGGTCGGTCGTCGCCTCAGCCTTGACGTCCCACTCGTCGGGCTCCTTGGTCTGGATGCCGAACACGGCGTCCTTGAACTGCATCGCTCCCGTCGGAGCCGACGCCTGTTGAGCGGGTCCGGGTTCCGCCGGAGGTGCCCCCGCATCGGCGGCAGCGGGCGCAGGACCGGTTGCAGAGGGTGCAGCGTTGTCCCCGGCGGGCGGTGCCCCATCTGCGGGCGGAGCCTCGGGCGGCACGGGCGGCGCTCCGGGTGCTGCGTTCGCGTCCGGTGGCGTCGGAACTTCCAGTTTCTTCTTCGTGTTGCCGATCGGCGTGAGGTTCGGGTTCGCAAGCATCGAGTCAGCCAACTCGGACTCGACCGTCTTGCGGCCAGCCGCCTCCCGGTACTCGTTGGCGGTGGCGAGACCCTGCTGAAACTCATTCATCACGTACTGGATGCGTTCCTGCTTCGCCATGATCAGGACCGGCACCGAACTCGTGTCGAACTCGAAGTACAGGTTGTCGTCGAGGGCGTCCATGCCGCGCGCAAGCATCTCGAGGTGCGGCGGGATCGTCTCGAGCCAGAAGACCCGCAGTTCCTCGGATGCGTTGGCGTAGGTGCGCCCGGCGGCGTTGCCGACGACCGACTCGGGGACGCCGAATGCTGCGAGGATCTCCTCTTTGGTGATCTGCCGCATCTCCGTGTAGGAGGCGTCGCGCGGGCTGGCCGAGGTGTCGACGAAGTCGACGCCCGCCTCGGATGCGATCACGGAGACTGCGCCAGCCCGGTTGATGCCGCCACGGAACCGGGAGCGCAACTCGTCCTTGTCGTCGTTGTCGATCTCGCCGCGCACGACGACGAGCCCGCCCGGGCGGCCGTCGTTGAGGAGGAAGTTGCGGTTGTAGTACTTCGCGAGGTTCTCGATTTCGATTGCGACGCCCGCAGCCTCCATCGGCGTCATCGAGAGGTACGGGTCAAGGGGATGCGGATGCTTGAACCAGAGGACCTCGCTGGGCTTGAGGATCTGCTTCGGCTGGCCCGGCAGGATGACCTCGAATCCGGCGACGTAGTTCTTCGGATCGGGGATCGGCGCCGTGTACTGCGGGGGCAGGAGGTGGAGCGCCACCGGCTGGCCGCCCTTCCCTCGGATGATCTCCACGAAGGCTCCCCGGCTGCTCGTCAGCAACTGGGCTGAGAGGCGGTACCGGAACGCGAACGAGTCCTCGCCCGGGTTGGAGCGTCGGTTCAGGAGATCGAGCACGTCGGCCTTGACGTCGAGTTCTCCCGACGGAAGGTTGTCTTTCCGGCCGACGACGGGGAGGCGGGCCACGTTCCCGGCAATGGCATCAATGCACCGGTAGACCCACGTGATCTTCTTGACGCCGTCGCGGTAGGCGCGATCGATGTCCCACGAGTCTTTGTAGCCGCGATTGAGCGAGCCCGGGTTGGTCGAGATGGGGGCGCCGAGGGGTACGGACTTTACTCCCTCGTTATCAAGCCGTTTTGTATCGCGACTATTCCACGCCACTATTCAGCCCCAAGGATGTATCCGACAATGCCTGACAGCAGTCCAGCGGCAATCCAACCGGCGGGCGGATAAATCATAAACGCTCCGATGGTTGGGAAGACAACGAACGCAATCATTAGAATATTAGCGCTCCAGTGGCGCCAATCCATCTCCATGCGCAGATACGACAATACTCGCCGTATGAAGTTCACGAAACCACCTTGCGCTGCTAGCGTTCAGTTTTGCCGGGAGGCTACATCGAAGAGGGGCACAACGCGTGACCGACTGGGATGAAATCCTTCGGTACCTCCGACCGCGCGAGGTGCCGTATTGTCCAGAGAAACCGAGTATCCCACAACAGGTGTTCCTGCGGACGAACGCTATCGAAGCGCTGTTCGGAGGCGCGGCCGGTGGTGGTAAGTCGTCCGCTCTCCTGATGGCGGCGATGCAGTACATCGACGTTCCCAACTACTCGGCGATGTTGTTTCGTCGCACGCTCGCTGACCTCACCCTTCCCGGCGCGCTCATGGACCGGTTCCGGGATTGGACTGCCCACTACGAGGAAATCCGGTTCAATCAAAACACCTACACGGCGGTGTTTCCCTCCGGAGCCCGCATCACGTTCGGATACCTCAACAACAAGGACGACTACCTCCGCTACAAGGGTGTGGAAGCCCAGTTCGTCGGCATGGACGAGGTCACCGAAATTCGGGAATCCGATTACCGGTACTTGTTCTCCCGCCTCCGCCGTCCGGCCAGCGGCCCACTCGCTCAGGTGCCGCTGCGCATGCGCTGCGCCTCGAACCCGGCGCCCAACTGGGTTCGGCAACGGTTCCTCGTCGAGGGTCCGTCGAAGGGGCGGATCTTCGTGCCGTCGCGCCTCACCGACAACCCGGGCGTCGACGCCAACTCCTACCGTCGAGCCCTCCAAGAGTTGGACCCGATCGAGCGGGCCCGGCTCGAGATGGGTGACTGGTGGGCGACCAGCCTTGGTTCGCTGTTCGAACGAACCAACTTCGTGCAGATCGATCCCACCGACGTTCCGGACCTTGTGGACCCGCCGCCGCGCGCCGTGCGGTTCTGGGACCTTGCGGCCACCGAGGTGTCCGAACGCAACCCGGACCCGGACTGGACCGTTGGCACCCTGATGATGGTTCATAACGGCATCTATTACGTCCTCGACGTCAAGCGCATTCGCGACCGTGGGGACAAGGTCGAAGCCCTCATCGCTCAGACCGCCGCCGAAGACGGCATCGGAGTGGCGATTCGCGTCGAGCAGGAGCCCGGTTCAGCGGGTAAGGCCCTCATCGATCAATACGCCCGGTACATCGTGCCCGGGTACGACTTTATGGGCGAGCGCGCCACGGGCGACAAGGTGAGCCGATCCCGCCCGTTCGCGTCGGCGGTCGCCAACGGGAACGTACGGGTGCTGCGCGCGTCGTGGCTCACCGACTGGCTCGACGAACTCGCCTCCTTCCCCGAAGCGGCGGCGCACGACGACCAAGTCGACTCGGCGGTCGGAGCATTCTCGTTCCTGTCCGGTCTTGGACACGGACGGCGAGCCCGTGCTAGCCTCATCGTCTGACCTAGTAAGCGTTGCGTACTGAAGAGGAGCGGATGAGCACCGTAAACCCCCTTATTGCTGACGCACAGCGCATCTTCCGTGATCTGCTGGCGAACCTCGACAACGTACCTTCCGGTTCGCTCGATGATCTTGCTGAAACCGTGTTGGCGCTCGACGACCTGCGCGTCAACCTCGCAGCCGTACGCGACGCATATGAGCAGCGGCTTGTCGGCGAGATGGACGACCTCCCCGAGATCACGGTCGAGGGTGCCATCCTCCAGAAGCGTCGGTCCGACAGCCGCAAGGCGTGGGACCACAAAGTGCTCGCCACCGACCTCGCCGAGCGCCTCGTCCAGATGTCGTTCGACATGGAGACCGGCGAGGTCCTCAAGTCTCCCGAAGAACTCATCCGTGAAGTCCTCGACTACGCGGGCGTGTCCTACTGGAAGGTGAAAGCGCTCAGTGGCGTGGGCATCGTCGCCGACGACTACTGCGAAGTCACCGAAGGCCCCCTCAAGATCCGCATCCAGCGTCTCGACGCCTGACCTACCGGAGTATCGAACCATGCCCCCCGCCAAGAAGCCCGCCACCTCCATCGAGCCGCTCGTCGAGGACCTTCCGATCGAACAGCCCTACGACGACATCCTCGACGCGCGTGACGCTGAACGCGCCCGCATCGTTGTCGAGAAGCAGACCGCCCTCGCCGAGCCGTTCCCCAAGGAGATGCTCCGGTTCCATCAGGGCAAGAAGTTGACCTACATTCCGGTTGCCGAGGTTATCGCCCGCATGAACCGGGTGCTCGGCGTCGACGGCTGGTCGAGCGAGGTCGTGCGCATCTGGCGCGAGGACGACCAGCCCGACTGGGTCCTCGCCCACGTGCGCGTCACCGCCATGATCGACTACAAGCAGATCGTCCACGACGGCGTCGGCGGCCAGCAGGTCAAGAAGTTGCGCTCCGGCAACGGCGTCGTCGACCTCGGCGACGAGTACAAGGGCGCCATGTCCGACGCGTTCAAGAAGGCCTGCCAAGGTTTCGGCGTCGGCATCGACCTCGCCCGCACGGACGACGCCCTCGCCGTCGAGGAGTCGTACGCGACGCCGCCGATCACCGAGCAGCCCGCGTCCACGCAGAACGCGATGGCCGATGCCGTGAGCGCCGAGACGTGGAACACGTTCGTCGCCACGATGAAGGCTTGCACGGACGACGAGAAAGCCGCCGTGCGCGAGTGGTGGCAGGCCAACTACGGCGACTACGGCAACCCGAACGCCGACACCTCCACCGAGGACCAGATCGTCGCCCTCAACGCGACCATCGCCATCATCCGCCTCGGCGCCGAACCGGTCAACGAGTGACCCGCAAACCGAACGTGCTGGTCGTTCAGACCGAACCGGTCGCCGACGACAAGCGACCGAAGTACCTGTCGCCGTCGTCGGTGTCGACGTTTGAGCAGTGTCCGCTCCGGTATCGGTACAGCCGGATCGACCGCTTGCCCGAACCGGCCACGGAAGCACAGGCGCTCGGCTCGTTCGCGCACGAAGTCCTCGAATCCCTCATGTTGCTCGCCCACGAAGAACGAACGCTGGGACGCGCCCGGCAACTTCTGCTCGACGGCTGGGACGCGAAGTGGAACGCTGAAACGCACGACCTGCGGCTCAGCGACTACGAACGGCACGTGTTTCGGTGGAACGTGTGGCGGTGCATCGAGAACTACTTCGCGCTCGAAGATCCGGCCACCGTGACGCTCGAAGGCGTCGAAGCGCGACTCGAGGGCACGATCGAGGGGGTACCGGTCCTTGGGATCCTCGACCGGTGGCAGTTCGCCCCCGACGGTACCGCCGTGATCAGCGACTACAAGACCGGCAAGGTCGCACGAAAGCCGTATGACGCCGAGAAGCGTCTGCAGTTGATGGTCTACGTCACGCTGCACGAGATGCTGCATGACGTCACGGTCGGCACCGCCGAATTGATCTATCTCAAGGGCAAGGGCACGCGCGTGGCGTACGAACCGACGCCGGAAGCGCGCGCTGAGATGGTGAGCACCGTTACCACCGTGTGGGATGGCGTAGATTCATCCTGCGCTTCCGGTGAGTTCGAAGCGCGCAAGAGCCGCTTGTGTGACTGGTGCTCTTTCAAAAGTATTTGTCCAGCGTGGGAGAGAAAGTAACACCATGATGACCGACGACGCTTTTGCCCGGCTCGTTGCCGAAGAAGTCAAAAATCGCGTTACCGACGAGCAGCGCGAGTACCTCAATCTTCCGGAGAACAGGGAACGGTGGCAGCGAGGCCTATCGGCCCTGATCGAGAACCTCGACAGTCAGATCGCCGAACTCGACGATCGCGAGCAGCGAGAGGGCGAACGCTACCGGTCACTCGGTAGCGACGGCCTCAAGTTGCTCGCCGAGATGCTCGCCGATGTCGAGTACCGGAAGAAGAAGGTCGTGCGATTCCGGCATCACGTCGAGCGCCGTCTCGACGCCGTCCGACGCCTCGCCGAAGGCCAGTCGGAGGTCGTGGAAGAACGCGCGCGACTCGTCGAGTTCCTGCGCAACGCGATCCAACAGCACAAGACCTACATGACGATCGCCGACCTCAACGCCACGCCGATCGATACGGCGTTGTGGGCAGCGCTTGACGGTCGCTGGGAGTTCGACCAGATCGACCCGCACGCTTTGCCAGATTCCGACGAAGACGACGAGTAACCGTGCTCCGTTCGACGGTCAAGGTTGGCGCCGCCACCACCGACTGGTCGCACACCGTCCTCGATGAACGGCACTACCCGGCGATGGGTGGTGCGGGATGGGCTCGCATCGGGCAGGTCAAGGCGGCAAGCCGCAACCACTGGGTTGCCGGACGACTCCTGCCGATTCACGGGCGAAGCGGTGCGGCACGCGACCTGCGCCTTGCCGTCACCACATGGGATCGCGTCACGCACGCCGACTGTCCGGTCATCGTCTTGCAGCGGTACATGGACGACGACGTCGTCGCGCTCGTACGTACGGCGCGAGCCAACGGGCAGATCGTCATCAACGATCTCGACGACTGGTTCTGGGGGCTGCACCCCGAGAATCGGGCATACCGAGATACGTCCCCAGACCTGAACGAACGCTCCAACATCGAGCACTACCGGCACACTCTGCTGGCTTCATCAGCGGTCGTCACGTCCACCCGCTTTCTTGCGGATCGCGTCAACGAGTGGAATCCACGATTGCGAGTCGAGTGCATTCCGAACGGCATTGCCGTCGACCGGTTCCCGACTCGTCGGCACCGGGCTGGACCCACGACGATCGGATGGGTCGGTTCGACAGCGCATCGATCCGGCGATCTTGCGTTGTTGCGGAAACCGTTTGCTGGGCTCGACAAGAAAGTGGGGTTCCACCACACCGGGCATCACCACGATTTCCCGTCGTTCGCTCAGCAGGCAGGTGTATCGGCAGAGCGCGTGTCAACAACGCCGATGCTCGCGCCTTACGAGTACCCGTACGGGTTCTTGTTCGACGTAGGGGTCGTCCCCCTCGTCGACATTCCGTTCAATCACGCCAAGTCGAACATCAAAGGGCTCGAGTATGCCGCAGCCGGGATCCCGTTCGTGGCCTCACCATTGCCCGAGTACGTCATCCTCGCCGAAGAGTACGGCGTAGGACGGCTAGCAAAGACTGCGCGCGACTGGCAACGTCACCTCAAAGCCCTGCTCGATTACGAAGTACGACGCGACGAATCTCGTCGCCAACGCCACATCGTGGCGGAACATTTCACTGTCCGCAAACAGGCTCAAGCGTGGGACAATCTGATGTGGGATCTCATCGGATGAGGCGACGCTCACCGAAACGCGAAGCGGACTACGAGATTCGGCGTCCGCTCGTCCGACGGCTCCTTGAAGAACGGCCGTGGTGTGAGGCGTGCCCCATCTTCGCTGCGCACGATGCGAAGATCACCTACGTCCGGCAGCGAAGCGTCGACATTCACGAGGTGCTCACGCGCGGTCGCGGAGGATCCATCTTGGATGAACCCAACCTGCTCGCCGTGTGTCGTCCGTGCCATCGACGGATTGGCAACTACCCGACGCTGTCCAATCAACTGGGGTTGACTCGAGCAAGTTGGGACACGGGCTTGTAGGGCTACTCCATCGGCGGCATCGTCACCGACTGCTCGCGCAGCCGTTGCGATCCAGACCATGCAGCGGCTAGTTGCTGGCCGTCACCAGTAAGTTCCTCGCCACCGTACAGGTACCCGCCCCATCCAGCCGCTTCGTTGATGATGTCGGCGGTATGAATCATTTTGATTGACATGCGGCGCCGTCGGAAGGCGGGCGCAGTGTAGATCTGCTCCAACTTGGGGTCGCCTTTACCCCACCGGATCGCACCAGCCTGCGGTCGTGATGCTCCAACCTCGGCTCGATATTGATCTGTCGTGAGGACAGTGCCGTCAGGATACCGAGCATCGGCGTACACAATGAGTGAAATCGTTGGCACAAGCCCGTGATGTTCTTCCACGAGCACCCACCAGAGCGGCGGAGCATCCGGCAGATGGTCGTGGATCATTCCGACGACAAGATGACCGGCCGTATCAACGGTTGTCCACGAGAAGGCTGGTGCCGCCGAGGGACGGTCGCCGCCGATGATCGTGGTCGACTTGGGATGCTCGTCCGTCTCGAACGACTCGACGCGCGCCCAGCGATCGTCCAGCAGACCATCCCGCCAGTACCACAGTTGCGCGAACTTGGACATTGTCAGTCGAGATTCGTTGCACCCGTGTAAGCGATAGAGATGGTCGCCGTCGTGGCTGACCAATCAAAGTCCCCGGGGAAGTCGCCATCATCGGGGAATACCCACACGGTGAGGTACTCATCGGTGTCCATCTGAGCGACGTCAGCCGTGTACGCGTCGCCGAAGGTGTACCACTCGTACTCGTCCACGGGCGTGCAGATGCTGCTGCGCCACAGGGTCTCGGAGCAGATGACCTGCGGCTTCTCGGCGTCGCCGAAGAACGGCACGATGTCCTCGGCCCAGTTCGGGGATTCGGCCTTGGCGCGACGGCCCTTCACGACGGCCAGCCGATACACGCGACCGTCTTCCGCCATGTCGCCCACGGCGGACGCGTCCACGGTGAACGACACGGCGGTCACCTTGACGCGAGTCGGGAACGAGATGATCCGGTACGGGGCAGGCCACCCGTTCTCCGTGATCGGGGTGCTGACCGTGATGATCGAATCGGGAATAACGCCGGACATTCATGCCTCCTCGGGACACAACACGATACCAGAAACGAATCGTATTTCGAAATACTACTGCAACGAATAATCCTCACCAGTCCGGTCGCCCGAACGGTGGGGAAGATTCGTGATCCAGTATACGTTCGGTCCTTGCGGTCCAGTCGCAACCTCGCTACGCTCGGCAGCCATGCTGCCGTACGAACCTGTAGGACTCGATCTATCGCTGACGTCTACCGGCATCGCTCTCGGTGACGCGACGTGGACGATCGAAGGCAAGAACCTACGACAGGTGCGACGACTCGTCTACATCCGTGACCAGATCCTCGAAGCCCTTGCGAACCACGGGCAACCCGTCGGACCCGACACACCGCCCCTCGTTGCCGTCATCGAAGGGTACTCGTTCTCCTCGCGGAACAGCCATGCTCACGCGCTCGGCGAACTCGGCGGGGTTGTACGGGTGGCGCTGCACGAGATCGCCGTGCCGGTCATCGAGGTACCGCCGACGTGTCGCGCCAAGTTCGCGACCGGTCGCGGGAACGCGTCGAAGAGCGAAGTCGTCTCGGCCATCAGCGCTCGCACCGGGATCCTCTGGGATGGGAGCGGTAACGAGGACCGCTGCGACGCGTGGATCCTGCAGGAAATGGCACGAACCTACATGGGGCACCCTCGCTACGAGTGGCCCGCTACGCATCGTGCGGCGCTCGACAAGATCGACTGGGACCTCATGCCCCTCGGCACCGAAGGAGCCGCATGACCATCGCATCCTCTCGCCGCAACGGCCCGATCTCACAGGTCGATATCGAAGAGGAGATCCTCCGCCTGCTCACGATGCTCGAGGATGAGACCGAGGCGTTCGAGCGGCTCGCCGAGGATGGAGCGAAGAAGGAAGCCGCCTACAAGGCGGAGTGGGCGAAGGCGTACCTATCTGCGCAAGGTTCCATCAAGGAACGCGAATCGTGGGCGGACTACCAACTTGCCGACCACGCGATGCAGTACAAGATCGCCGAGAGCCTTGTTAAGGCAAAGCGTGAGAAACTGTCGTCGTTGCGGACATCGCTCGATTCGCTTCGCACGCTTGCGGCAAACGTCCGAGTGCAGGTCGGCCCATGATGCCGATGCTGCCAGCCGAAGAGCGTTCCGCAATGGCGATTGCGTATCACGCTGCTGCGCTGTCGCCGGATCCGTCGACACAGAACGGCGCGTACGTCATCAACATGATGGACGGTTCGCTGCGTGGCGCCATCGGTCGCAACATGCCCCTACGCGGCAATGCGGTGGACTGGACCAGCGACGCCAAAAATCATACGATCCATCACGCCGAGGAAGCCGCAATCCTTGCAGCGGCAGCGCACGGGATTCCGACGTTCGGCGCAACCCTGTTTAGTCCGTGGATCGCCTGCACCCGATGCGCTCGAGCGATCGTGGGGGCTCGTATCGGGCGCGTTGTTGGACATCGAGATCTTGTTCGACAGGCTGCGCTGATCAATCCCAAGTGGACGCCAGAGATCGCGCGAGGTCTGGAAATGATCGTAAACGCCAACATTGAGATTTCATGGCTTCACGGCAGCATCAACGGATCTACCATTCGTCACGCTGGAAATCGATGGAATCCGATGTTGTTGAAACTGAACGAGGAAAACTATCGTGACTGACAAGATCCACGAATCACTGCGCGATCTTGCGTTGCCGCTCGACGCACTCCAGCCGCTACCCGGGAACCCACGCATCGGCAACGTCGACGCCATCGCCGCGTCGTACGACGAGTTCGGACAGTTGAAGCCCGTCGTCGTTCGGCCCAACGGCGACGGCACCTACGTCATCATCGCCGGAAACCATCAGGTCGAAGCCTGTAAGCGCCTCGGATGGACGCACATCGCTGCGGTCCAGATGACCGACGACAACGAACGCAGCGTCGCGTTCGCTCTGGTCGACAACCGAGTCAGCGACCTTGGGCGTACCGATCAGGCGTTGCTTTACGACATGCTGAACGACGTCGTCGAGGTGTACCCGATGCTCTTCGATGCCGTCGGGTGGGATGACTTTGAAATGTCGTCGTTCGACGCGCAGATGGAATCCGTCACTGAGGTGTCGAAGGGGACGGCAGCCGGGTACGTGCCGCCTGTGCTGGTGTCGCGTCCGGGCGACCCGATGCCTGCGGCTCCGGCATTGCCGCCGGTCGAGATCGACGAAGACGCCGATGAGGATCAGAAGGCGCGGTTTGTGGCTCCGGCACAGATTGATCAGCGGGCGGCTGCGGTGGGGGGCGCATCGGTGACTGGGCAGGTGGCGACGCAGCGCACCTCCTTCCAGTACACGATCGTGTTCGACGACGCGGATCAGATGAAGCAGTGGTGGGATTTCCTGCGGTGGTTGCGTGGTGATGTAGGGTATGAGGGCGAGACGATCGCCGCCAAGTTGACGGCATTCATTGACGCTCATAGCAACGTCTAGTTATTTATGTACGCAGAGAAATGGATTGGCGTGGATTACGCATACGAAACTATGTCGCTTAGTGCGTTCATCGAGCGGTTGTACGACTACTCGATCGGTAAGGCAGAGCCGCGTCGGATCGCGCACGTGGCGGCGGAGCATCTTGTTGCGCAGCGTGCGGAGATTGAGCGGCTCACCGCTGAGATCGAGCGACTGACCGAAGAACGCGACTACTTGCGGCACGAACTCAATAACGAAACCGACCGATACATGGCGATGAAGGAAACCAATAGCGTCCACATTGCCGAGATTGAGCGGTTGCGTGCTCTCATCACCGAATGGGCAGAAGCCGACAACGGTGTGACCGCCGCTGCCGATGCCCGCCCGTTCGTTCGCGAACCGTACGACGTAGCCATTGAGCGGTGCGACAGGGCATACGACGAGTTGCGTAAGGAGGCAGGACGATGACCCGCCAACGCATGTTCCTCGACATGTCCTGCGTCGATGCCGCCCGTGAACGCATCCGCCACGTCTACGACACGTTCGACACCGTCTGCGTCCAGTTCTCCGGCGGCAAGGACAGCACCGCTGCGCTCTACCTCGCCAAAGAGATCCACGAGGAACGCGGCCTTGGGCCCGTCAAGGCCATCTTCCGTGACGAGGAGATGGTCTCTCCCCTCGTCATCAAGTTTCTCGAAGAAGTCCGACAGTACGACTGGGTCGACATGGAGTGGTACTGCCTCCCCCAAGGATCCAACATCTGGGTGCTCGGGCGGCGCGAGTACGTGCTCATGTGGTCGCCGCAACGCGCCGCCGAAGGGCGGCTCGTGCGCGAGATGCCCGACTGGGCGTATCGCGCTGAACACTTTGGCCTACCTCCCGACCAGTCGCTTCCCGAGTCCATCGACTACTACACGATGCAGGGCAAGCAGGGTCGGGTCGCGTTCATCACGGGCGTGCGCGCCAACGAGTCCATGATTCGCTACCGATCGTGCGTGCAGAAACTCCACGAGAACTACATCGTCACCCCGTTCCGGATGAAGAAATCCATTCCGTTGAAGTTCGCGAAGATCATCTACGACTGGACCAGTGGCGACGTGATGAAGTACCTCGTCGAGGAGCACAACGCGCCCTACTGCGAGTACTACGACTTGGCTGCGATCTCCGGGTCCAACACGCGCGTCGGGATTCCCCTTCACTCCGTTGCGATCCGCCGCATCGGCGACGTTCTTGCTACCGAGCCGGAGTTCTACGACCGCCTTTACGAGTGCTTCCCCCAAATCGACGCGCAGCGTCACCTGTGGTCGCAGGTCGACGTCGATCGGCTCATCGATCAGTACGCAACCGACTGGGATGGGGTTCGTGATTTCATCGACGAGCACATCCTGACGCCGGGTCTCCACCTCAACGCAATGAAGTTTGCGAACGAGTACCGCAAGAAGTGGGCGAAAGACGAGTTCTCGTACCCGATCGAATGGCTCGTTCGCCAACTGCTGCTCGGGGAGTTCGCGGTCACGTCGGCGACGCCGGTCGGTCCGAAGACTCGAGCCCACACGCGCCGTCTTGCAGCGCAAGCCGTGCTGGACGAGCAAGCCCAGATGGACGCCAGCAACCTCGACGCACAGGATGATTTCCGATGATCACGAACGCCAACATCGTCACCGTTCCTTACGAGGCGCTTCGTCCGGCGCCGTGGCGCAGCACCTACACGTTTCGCCCAGAGGTGCGGTTGTTGACGCAGTCGCTGCGTGACCTCGGTTGGATCGTGCCGATTGTTGCTCGCGAGGGGACGGGCGAGATTATCGACGGGTTCACCCGGTGGGTGGTGGCGCAGAACGACAAGGCGATCGCGAAGCGCGATGAGCGGCTCTGTCCGGTCGTGTTCGTGGCCTGCGACGAGGTCGACGCCATGATCCACCATGTTCGATTGAACCGGGCACGGGGGCAGATGCTTGCCTATCCGTTGTCCAAGTTGGTGTCCCTCGCCATCGGCAGCGGCAAGTACAGCGACGACACGCTTCAGAGCGCGCTGGGCATGACGCGCGACGAGTTCGAAGTGCTGCAAATGCGAGAAATCCTTGTCAACAAGACCGTCAAGGAGCACACGTACTCCAAGGCGTGGGTGCCCATCGAGGCCCCTCCAGTCGGCACCATCATCGACGGCAGCACCGTCAGCGAGATCGCTCACGACATCAACTTCGAGAAGCCGCCCAACGCCGACCGCTAAGTCCCTGCTGCTGGCGAGATACGGAAAGTGGTAAAGTCAAGCGTAATTCCGTTCCCGCCTCCAGAGGATCCTCGTCATGGGACAAACTCAAGTTGGTCGCGACACCGAGTTGACGTCGTCGCTCCGTCCGCCGCGACCGCGACGCCCTCGTCCTCGCGTGCCCAACGAGAGCACGCTTCCCAGCGCAGTCGAGCCGTCCCTCACCCCGCGTACGCCGGGTCCGGCGCCGCGCGTCCCTCGTCCTCGCCCTCGTCCCCGTCCTCGCCCGAGCACGCCGAGCGTGCCCGGCGGTGGCTCCGGTGGGGGCGGCGGGTCCTCGACGAGCAGTTCTGAGGGCGGTCGGGTCGGGTTCCTCCGGCGCGTGGCCGCTCGCGCGCTGCGTGCGGGGGCCGGTGCCGTCCGCAAGCGTCGTGAGCGTCGAGCCGCTCGCGGCCGCTAGCCCGACCGTCGCTGACCGGGGGTGAGCCGTGATCGTCACGGCGGAAGAACTCGCCATCTACATGGACATTCAACGGTTCACGAACCGTCAAGAGGATGTCGCCAACCTTGTGCTGGCCGGACTTCAGTCCGAGATCGAGACGATCCTCCGGCGTCCGGTCACTATCGACGAATACGTCGAGACCTACACGGTTGACGAGACCTACCTCAACGGGCGAGCGTCGTTCTTCCCCATGTCGAACAACGACCTCACCTACCCGATGCCCCCTTACCCGCTGACGCTTCGCAACTCGCCGGTCGTCGCGATCGGGCAGATCCGTACCCGGAACTACCCCGGGTACGGGATCGGCTGGGTCACCCAGACGCCCGGCGTCGACTACACGGTGCGCCGCTGGGGCGTCGACCTCTACAAGGTCAACGCTAACGACGAGGTTGAGGTCACCTACACCGCTGGGCTTGACGGTGCCAGCATCCCCTTCATCAAGATCTCGATCCTGCGTGCGGCAGCACGCGAACTCATCAACCAGATCGACGACGTCGTCGGCATCAAGGACCTGCAGACGCGCGACATCCCGCGCAAGGAGACTGGATTCACCGTCGACGAGATTGAAGTCTTCCAGCGCTGGAAGCGTCACCAGATCATTAGTTGATGAGCCCGCAGGTCACCGTCTCCGTTGACGCCTCCGAGGCGCGAGAACTGTTCGCCAAGACGGCCGATCGCGCGTCGAGTTTCCGCCTCGTGTTCGAGGAGGCACGCGCGTTCATGTCCGCAGCGAACGCCGAAAACTTCGGCACGGGCGGCCTCCCTGTCGGGGGATGGGCACCACTCCAGCCGGAAACCGCAGCGTGGAAACTGCGTCACGGCGAGCCGCCTACACCGTTGATCGGTGACGGCACCCTCTTCCGCTCGCTTGTTGATCTGCACGGACCGCCCAACGACGTCAACGCCACGTCGGCGACGTTCGGTACGGACGTCGAGTACGCCCAGTTCCATCAGTACGGTGCGCCGCGCGCTCACCTGCCGGTTCGGCGCGTCGTGTTCGAACCGCCCGGGTTCACGAGGATGCTCGAGGAAGCGATCGTGCAGCACTTGGAGCCGGGTCCAGCCACGATGTCTGATTTGAAGGCGTTGTTCCGATGACGTATCGATTCACGGAAGGTGCGGCGACCGCCAAGGCGCTCGTCAACGACTACCTCAAGTGGGACATCCCGACGCGCATCATGGCGTTCCGTTCTCACTGGGGGCTCGACGACAGTCGCCTTCCCACGCCCGAGCACTTCCACATGTACGAACCGCCTGCGATCGATCACTGGCCGATGCTCATCACGGTGCAGTTCGGCACGTCACGCATCGAACGTATCGACTACTTTGATGGGATTAATCCGGTCTTTCGTTGCACCTATAACATGCGCACGTATCTGTGGGTCAAGCAGGACACGCCGGAGGAAGCCACGGAGACGCGCGACCGCCTCACCGCCGTGCTGCGGAGTGCCTTCCTCGACACTCCCTCATTCCATCGGTTTACCGATAACGCCGAGCGCGGCATCTACGGGGTGCTCCTCGATGAGAACACCTTGCGCGAGGAGTACTCGGACGTCACCTACGTCAAAGGTAATCGTGTGGTTTCCGGAGCGTACCTTGGGTACAGCCTCATGCTTGACGAAGCCGTCATGCGTACTCCTGCCAGTCAAAACCTTGAGGAAATTGTTGTCTCCTATGACGCTGGTGGAGCGCCTCTTGCGGATATTTCCAAGAACGTCTTTACTCAACATGTAGACGGGTAAGCCGTTCCGCCGCAATAGCAACATCCGTGCTACTGTGGTCGCGCAGACGCGTAACCGCTGCCAACAACCAGCAACGGTTAGCGCCAAGAATCACTGGCAAGTCGTTCGAAACCCGAGGAGGGCTGATGCCCGGTCTGGTCGTCACAACCGGCGTGCGAATCGGTGCCACCGGCACCACCGACGCGCCCAGCAGTTCGCTGTTCATCGTCGGTACGGCGGAGCGCGGCCCGGTGGGCGAGTACCGCCTCATCGAGTCGATGGCGCAGGCGGAGGCGACCTACGGCGGCTACGTGGCCGACTGCACCCTCTACCAGCACCTCGAGGTCTTCTTCGAGGAGGGCGGCACCCGGGCGTACGTCGTGCGCGTCTGCGGCGAGGATGGCTCGACGGCCTCGAGCACGGTCTTCGGCACGAACTCGCTCATCCTCGAGCCGGTCGGTCAGGGCACGTGGGCCAACGGCGGCAACGGCGGTGCGATCGGCCTTACCGCCGAGATCCTCGACGGCGTGACGCCCCTCACCCGCCGGATCCGGGTTCGCTACAACAACGAGATCCTCTTCACCTCCGGCGACTGCGGTTCGAACCGTGCGCTCGCCGAGGCGGTGAACGCCAACGTCGGCACCTACTTCTCGGCGACCTACGACACGACCGACGCGCTCGTGTCGGTCGCTGGCGCTGACTGGGGTACCGACGGCGTTGACGCCAACGGCATCTTCAATGACGGCGGCCCGGCCGACAGCGTGCTCGTCGGTGCGCTCGGATCCTTCGTGCCCGAACTCGGTGCGGGCGTCGTCGCCATCCCCGAGTACTACGGCCCGACGATCTGGGACGGCATCCGTCAGCACTGCCTCGACAACAGCCGCATCGGGTTCTGCTCGTTCGCGTCGGACATCACCGCGATCGACGGTACCGGCGGTGCGATCGACGTCCTCAACTCGGGCGACACCGAGGAGGAGCCCTACTGGGGCACCAACGACGACACCAAGACGAAGGCGTCGGTCCTCGCGTTCTACTGGCCGTTCGTGACCGCCCCCAACGGTACGGGCGGCACCCGGACGCTCTCCCCGGAGACGTTCGCGGCGGCGGCTCGCTGCCGGGCGCACCTCCAGACCGGCCCGTGGCGTCCGAACGCGGGCATCATCTCGGCCAGCAAGTTCGTCAACGGGCTCTCCCAGTCCGTCGACTCGGCGACGTCCGACAAGGCCAACGCTGCCCGCATCAACCCGCTTCGCGTCATCGACGGTGGGGTCCGGGTCTACGGTGCCCGCTCGATCTCGGCTGACGAGACGAACTGGCGGTACATCACCTACCGCGACACCCTCAACTACATCGTCGTGGTGGCCGAGAAGCGGCTCGAGCCGTTCATCTTCAACGTCATCGACTCCCGTCGGGTCGTGTTCTCCGACATCAGCGCCACCCTCGTGAACCTGCTCGAGCCGCTCCGTGCGGCCGGTGGTCTCTACGAGGGCAAGGACGCCTCCGGGAACACCACCGACCGGGGTTACGTCGTGGAGGTCTCTGACGCTCTCAACCCGCAGGCGCAACTTGCTTCGGGCACCATCGCGGCCAAGGTCGGGGTCCGCGTGTCGAGCGTCGGCGAGACGATCAACCTCCTCATCACGAAGTCCAACCTGACCACGGCAATCTGAGCAAGGAGTACGCAGGATGGCAAAACTCTCCCAGCGGCAGGTCGTTGCCAAGGTCGTGGCTCACCGCGACGGCAACGGTGTTGCCACGGAGCCGTTCGACTGGGACACCGGTCTCACGGCCGATGGTCTCCAGCGGCAGTACTTCGCTCAGGTGACCGGCGGTGCCGTGCAGGCCTCGGTGCAGAAGGTCTACGACGGCGGTTCGACGTTCCCCGAGGTGCTCCCGGCGCCGCTCGAGGTCGGTGACCTCACGGTGACTCGCCACTACGACCCGGACTCCGACGGTGCTCAGTTGGAGTACTACCGGAACCGGGTGGGCAAGGCGCGCTTCGACATCAACGTCTACACGCTCGACGCGGATCACCAGCCGATCGGGAAGACCCGGCTCTATCCGAACGCGCTTCTCGTGAACCTCACCGATCCGGACGGCGATGCCGCGGGTGGCGGTCCGGCGACGTTCTCGCTGACCTTCGCCATCTCGACGGTGGCGACGTCGGCGGCGAGCGCCTAGTCCGATGCCGCGAAACCCGGTTCCCGGTCGGGCGAAGCCCGCTGCTGCTCCGGCTGAGGCGGCGACCCCGCCGAAGCGGGTGGTGCGCGCGCCGAAGGTGGACGAGACGATCGAGGTGGTGCCCGCTGCCGAGGTGGCGGACACGCCCGCTGAGGACGCTCCGGCCTCCTGAAATCTGGCGGGTAACGCTGGCGTTAGCGATGCGCTGCTGCTATGGTGGCGCCCATGACTGACGCTGAAGACATCATCACTACTCCGACGCCGTCGCGGGCTGGCAAGGCTCCGGCATCACACAACGATGTTCGAGATGTCGGGGAAACCCCGAAGATCCTCGACCAGTTGCGGTCGGAGTTGAAGAAGAAGGTTCGTCGGCCCGACGTCTACCTTGAGGTGCCGGAGCGGCCGAGCATGGCGGTCCGGTTCTCGCCGAACATCACGCAGCACCAGATCAGTGCGTGGCGCCGAAACTCGGGCGAGAACTCGAAGGCGGGTCTCGACTCGGTGAAGTTCGCCTGCTACGTGCTGGCGAACACCTGCACCGGGCTGCTCCTCGACAACGAGATGGTCCTCGACGAGGACGGGGTCGAGGTGACGTTCAGCAGTGAGCACGTCATCGAGATGCTCGACGTGACGACGGTGTCGGATGCGATCCGGGCGGTGTTCGTGGTCGAGCCGCACGTCGAGGCGGCTGCGCTCGCCGTGATGGAGGCTGCCGGGTACAACGACTCGGTCGAGCAGGTGGACCCTACCAAGACGCCGTAGACGAGTTGTCGCGCGATTCTCGCGTGATTTCTGCTGCACGGCTGTCGCAGGCGTTCCATACGAACCCATTAACCCTCATGGATTTGCCAGAGGATCTCTGGTTGATTCTTCATGCTTGTGGTAATGTGGTTCAACGCGATCAAGAGGCTGCCCTGAAAAAATCGCAATCAGGGTAGCCTTGTCGTGTTGGATAGCGGTCTACCGGTTTGAGGGGTTTCTTCGGTGCCTGACGCACGGATCTACGTCAAGATTGACGTCGATAATGCGGCAGCGATTGCCAAGATCCGGGCGACCGAAGCATCCATTGCGTCGATCATCAAGAAAAACGATGACCTGACGAAGCGTGTTGACGCCCTTGCTAAAGCGCACTTCACCGAGGTCAAAGCCCTCGAGCAGAAGGGCAAGCAACTCGACAAACACTCCAAGGCTGTCCTGAACGCCACAAAAGCCAGCCATATGTTGGAACGTGCGGGCGGCGCGTTGATGAAAGTCATCAAGTACGGTGCGATGGAGTTCGGCGCGATGACCGCCGTCCTCGGCGGCCTCAAGGTCGCGCTCCTCGCAGGCCAGTACGTGATGAAGGGTTTCCACGTCGGCATGCTCGCCCTCGGTGCGGCGGCAGGCGTCGCGATCGGCGCGATTTCCGGCGTCCTCGGTGCGATCCGCGAGTTGCAGACCGCCAAGTTGTCGGGCGACTTCAAGGCCGTATACGGGCTGACGCCACCCGGATCCGGACCCGAGGCGACCCGCTACCGGTCGTCGCGTGGTCTCATCAACCGGACGATGGGTGACTCACGCTTCGGAATGATTTCCGATGCCGGGTTGACGATGGCGATGCAGCAGCAACTCCAGCACGGCCAGCAGGTGGGTGGTGCGTTCCGGAACCAGTTTGCTCGCCTCGGCGATCTTACGGGTGGCGACGAGAAGAAGATGCTCGCCTTGAACAAGGCGATGGCGCAGGGCGCTGAGGCAGGAAAGATCACGCAGAGCGTCTATGACGCGTTGGTCAAGACCTCTCCGGCGCTGGGTAAAGCGTTTGAGGAGATGACGGGTGGTCCGAAGCAGGCGGCGGATGCTGCGGCTAAGGGCTCGATCACGTTCGAGCAGTTCAACAAGGTCCTCATGGAGGGCAACCTCAAGGCCCTCCAACCGTACAACGGCGCGTTGAATGAAATCAACAATACCGTCATGGGCAAGTTCAAGGGCGCTGTTCGTTCCATCAAGGAGCAGTTGACCGGGATCTCGGAAACGTCGGCAAACGCGTTGTACGGATCGGGCACCAACATGTCGATCATGGACGCGATCAAGAAGCCGATCGACGAGATCCTCGTGTCCGTGAAGGCAACGATCAACGCGATCACACCACTAATCCAGCAGATGGTTCCCGGACTCTTTGGGAACGCTGGCGATCTGACGCATCACCTCACCGACTCCATCACCACCGGCATCGCTCGCGGTATGGAGTGGATGAAAGGTTTTAGCGCGCGCGTCAACTCGTGGATCGGCACGATTCGCTCGTTCTTCGGGCAGGTCGCCGATTACCTGACGAAAGCCAGCGCGCCGTTCGACACGCTGTGGAAGACCATCCTCGTGCCGCTTGGCGAGTTTCTTGCGGGCACCCTCAATACGGCGATCCAATCGTTCGGCAACAACGTCACCGCGAACGCGTCGTCAATTGCCACGTGGGGTGATGCGCTCAAGGGTGCCGTCGCGTTTACGAAGGCGTTCTTTGAGGGATTGAGTACGCTCAAGGCGGTTATGACGCCAATCATTACGCTGTTTGCAAACGTGTTGAAGCCGATTGAGGCGCTCGTCAACACCAAGATTGGCGGGTTCTTTGCCAAGTTTGCTGTTGTGTTTGGCGCATTGTTCATGCTGCTGCGCAAGGTGGTTAGTGGTTTCGTCAAGTGGAAAGCATCGATGGCCGAAGCGTTCGGCACGATGAAAAAGACGGAGAGCGAATACGCAGCCATCACCGCATCGGTTGAGCGACTGACGGCGGCACTACGCGAGAACCTCATCGTTCAACGTCAAATGACTATGCAAACGCCAAATGGCGGCTTTCGCGATCCGAATACTGGCCGTTTCATCAGTTCAACTCAAGCGCGTCGTATCGCAGAGGGTCAAGTTGGCGGCGGCACTGGTCAACCGAGCGTATTGCCGTCTGGGGCTCCCGCAGGCGGTACGGGCGGCAGCGCACCGGCAACAGAGGGGACCGGCTCCGCATCCATCTACCATCAGGGTGGGGTGAGCGGCTGGTGGGCGCGCAGAAAGGCGGCGTTCGGTTACGGCAACACGGGATACACGCGGTACTTGTCCGGTACGACGCCCATGTCTCGTCGTGAAATGCGCGCCGACGCATGGGAGAATTTGTCGGACGAAGAGCAGTTCAATCGCGTTCAACAAAATCGTGCGAAAATGGCCGGAGCCGCCGCAATGACAGCAATGGTTGCTGGCGGAATGCTTGCTCAAAGTAAAAGTAAACAAGCGCAATTTGCTGGAAACGCCATTAGCGGTATCGGCATGGGCGCAATGATCGGCAACATGTTGCCAGAGGGTAAAATGAGTGGCGCTGCTGTAGGCGCTGGCGCTATGGGTGCCGTCCTCGGCGGTCAGGCCATCATGCAGCAGAACAAGGCAGGGATGGCTCAAGGAGTTCTTGGTGGCGCGTTGATGGGCGCTGGAACCGGCGCAATGGTCGGCTCGTTCTTTGGTGGTCCGGGTGGACCGGGCACCTTCATTGGCGCGGGTATCGGTGCTGTGGCTGGCGGCATTTACGGCGGCGTGCAAGCCCACAACAAAAAAATCAAAGACGCTCGAGACGCCGAACGAGCCGCTGCTAGTCGTTACGCAGATCAGTCGCTGAACACCATCGACGCTCTCAAGGAAGCGCAAGCGAGCAACAAAAAAGCCAAAAAAGATGTTGCTGACGCAGGAAAACGCCTCAATGAACTTGGTAGAGACTCCTCAACTTTCCATAAGGGTGGATCAGGTCTTATTGGCAAAATTGAGCAAAAAGCAGAAAATGCAGAGGGCGATAAAAAGAAACGACTGCAACGTCAACTTGCTGAGTTGCGGCAAGAACGATCTGATCTTCAGCAGTGGGCAACTAACTATGAAGAGCAGGTAGCGGGCTACGAAAAAGCCACAAAACAACTCAATAAAGCCGGGAAACGAATCATATCCAACATCAAAGTTGGCGAATTCTTTGGCTTCAACGCGTCCGATATTGCTGGCTACGCCGATCGTCACAACATCAAACTCAACAAGATCCAGTTGGGTGTGAAGGCGATGGTCGACATGACCGGCTACAGCATGAAAGCCGCCGACGCCATGTCGAACCTCGCGCTCTCGGCGAAGCGCACGTACGAGTGGCTGACCGACACGTACAAGGCGGCTCGCGAGTCAGCGCAAGCCTCCATCGATTCCCGCAAGCAGGTCGCCGATTTCCTCGCAACCTCGAACCAGCCGATGGACAAGGACTCACGCTTCCTCGCGGGAACCGATGCGATGACGTCGCTCGCGTCGCAAGGCACAGCGTTCTTGGCTGCGGGGGGCTACGGGCGCGGCAAGGACGCGTTCACAAAGTTCCGCACGGACCAGACCGCCAAGATCTACCGGCTCATCCAAGAGGTGAGCGCTCGTCCGGGCGTACAGACGGACATGGTCCAGATGATGCAGATGCTCGGTGGCGAGGCCATCAACAAGATCAACAGTGGTTTCAAGTTCAGCGATGCGGCGCAGATGGATCCGAGCATCAGCGAGAACCTCAAGGGTTTGGCTACCGGCGCTGCTACGTCGATCATTCAGCAAGGGAAGAACGCTCAAGCCTCAGGCAAGAGCAAGAAAGAACTTGTGGACTTGCAGCAAGCGGGCATCAAAGAACGAGCCCTTGCGATGGCGCAGTGGGCGAAGAACGAATACCACTTGAGCGACAACGTCAACGATCTGGCCGCTGAAATGTCGAAACTCATCGGCGGCACCATTCAGGAAGAGGGGGGCACCCTCTACGACAAAACCGTCCAGAGTTTCGCGACGGGTGGTGCGCTTGCTGCGCAGCAGATGACAAACGCGTTCACGGCGATGCGGCTCGTGGCCGATGCCGACGGCAAGGGGTTCCACTGGGAGAAGGGCAAGGGGCAGGTGGGGACGAACCTCACGAAGGAGCAGCAAAGACTCGTTGCGAGCGGCACGCAAAGTTACGGTGCCGAAACGCAGATCACCCCGGATCTGCTGAACTCTTATGGAATCACCGGCAACGGCGACCTAAACGGCGACGGGATCCCCGGCGACACGTCGTCGAGCCGCTTCGCTCGCACGCTCGTCGCCCACTCCATGTTCAACTCGATGGTCCCCGGCCGACGCCTAATGACCAGCGGCCTCCGCAACTACAACCTCGGATCCCTCTCCAGCGACCACCGCATCGGAGCCGCCTACGACCTCACGGGCGACAACCTCGGCGCGTACGCCAAACTCGTCAACGCCAACGGCGGATTCGCCGAATTCCATGGTGCCGCCGGATCCCGCCACCTCCACGTCGTCCCCCCGCACGGCGACAGCGCCAGCCCGGCGATGGTCGGCGGATACGGTGCCGTCCACAACCACTCGTACTCGATCGTCGTCAACGGTGGCGACGCGTCGGCAGCAGCGATTGCTGACGAGGTGTTGGCTAGGATCCAACGAATCCAACGGAACGCGGTGGAGCGGTACTGATGCCGACGGTCACGATCAACGGAATCGCCTACAACTCGGAACACTCGATCACACCGCGCGCGGCCAGCAAGACGCGTGCCGTGCTGCGGATGGCCGACTCGATCACCCTGCCGGTCGCAGGCGCCACCCCGTTTCAAATCAACATGACGTTGCCGTTCGCGCCCGTTGCCACCCGGCACTCCAACCTCGCGGGCGCCTACTCGCAGGTCGACCGGCCCGGACGCGCCCCCCTCAACGTCTGGAACAGTCCCCAGTTGGAGCAACTCTCCTTCGAGTTCATCATCGCCAACGACTGGGCGCCCGGCTACGCCGACTGCGAAGACAAGATCACGACGCTTCGCCTCCTTGCCGCTCTCCCGACCGACGTCGTGTTCGCGTACGGCAACATGACGAACGGCAAACGCTGGAAGATCACCGACTTCTCGTACGAGACGACAATGCGGGATCCGGCCAACGACTACGTCCTGCAGGCCACCGGCCAGATGACCCTCACCGAGAGCGTACAGATCGCAACGCAGATCGTGCCCGGCATCCAGCAGATCAAGGACACCAAACCGAACCAAGTGAACCGGACCGGCGGCGCCGGAGGCGGCGGTCGTCCCCCGACGACGACTCCCGACGACTACGACGCCGACGCGGCCTCGCGACGCGTGTTCGGCGTTGCGTGATGAGGAGGATGAATGGCCTCCCCGCTGTCGCCGATTTATGTCGCCAATAACCCCAACGCCGACATCGCCGAATGGGTTACCGGCTTTGACGTCAACCTGACTCTCGATCAGGAATCGCAGTTTTCGATCACTGTCCTCGATCGCGGTCTGCGCATGCTGCGATCGAACTACTTCCAAGCCCGCCAGTCGATCAACTATCTCGGCATGAAGTACGAGATCTCCGTGATCGAGGTCTCGCAAGGATCCGGTGGACCCGAGGTGCGACTCGACTGTCGCCCAGAAGCGATCCAAGCCCTCAAACGGTGGAAGACCGGCGAGGTCGTGAACGCAGGAAGCGCCAGCGGCTACGTCGCTCAGAAAGCCCGTGACGTCGGCCTCGCCGCGTTCGTTCAAACCGCACCGCAACGGTCCAACGTCAGCCAAGCCTCGAGCACCAACTCCGACGAATCCGTCTGGGACGTCATGCGACGCCTCGCCAACGACGTCGGCTTCGTCCTGTTCGAAACCGACAATCGGTTGTTCTTCTGTTCCGAGCCGTTCCTTCTCGGCAAGTTCGCACTCGCAGGGTACGGTGCCTCGAACGGGTTCCTCCAGATCCCCGTACGCTGGGACTCCGAACCGATGAACACAACCGCGATGCGTCGGTTCGCTCCGGCCCTTCCGAGCCCGCCCGACCGGCCGCCGCTCGCTCGCGGGAGCACTGGCGTCGAGGTCGCGTACCTCCAGACCGTTCTCCAGCAACGCGCTGGGTTCTACATCTCCGATCCGAGCGGCACGTTCGGTCTGTCCACGGAAACGGCCGTCAGCCAGTTGCAGGCGTTCCTCAACATCACGGGGAACCCGGGCAAGGTCGGCAACATGACGTGGAGCCTCATCGACTTCCTCGCGCTCGGCGTCGACAAGGCAGCACCTGCGTACGGCACGTACTACCTCACGCCCCTCGGCGTACCGAACATGCGTCTATCCGACAACGCGTACGAAGCCGCGACCGCCTCGTTCAACGTCGAACGCGAGTACGGACGGCACCTCCGTCCGGGCATGACAGTCGCGTTGGAGAACGTGCCCGGCTTCGAGGGGGCGTACCTCATCACCGAAGTGTCGTGGCGTGAAGGCACCAACGATCCGGTGTCCGTCAACACGCGCACGCTCGTCGAGCCGAAGCCCAACGCGCAGAACAACAACGAAGAACTCAACATCTACCGGACATCTCTCAGCCTTACCGGCGGTGGTCTCGCCGACTCGCAGACGGTCGCCGTGTTGGGGAACAACCAATGACGTTCTACACGCCGACTTCGCACATCAACATTCGCAAAGCGGCGTCCACACCGTTCGTACCGCTCGGTGCATGGCGCGCCGAAGTCGTCAACGTCCACGACGACGCGACCGTCGACGTCATCGTGCCGCGCATGACCGGCGCCGAGCAGGTGTTCACACGCGTCGACGTGCTCGGCTACGGGAACACGCCGATGTATGCGATCGGCGACAAGGTGTACGTGGCGTTCATCGAGGGACGGTGCGACGACCTCCTCGTTCTCGGGCCGGTTCGGAACGCCCTCACCCCCGAGAACATCACCGGTATTCCCGGGGGCGGAGGTGTCGACGCGATCGTCTTCTCGTGGCCCGGAGAGACCATCCCGACGTCGGAAACCGGTCGCGCACCGATGCCGCGCGACGGCGTGACCCGAGAGATCCAGTTCACGTTCAACGACGCCGGTACGACCGAGACCACGGTAGACGTCCTCGTCAACGCCGAGATGATCATCACGGTGACGATCCCGGCGGGCCTGTCCTCGTATACCTACGAGTGGCAGTACGCGCTCACCGACGTCGACGTTGTCTCCATGCAGGTGACTAGCGTGGGCGACGGTGCGCTGGGCCTCCTCGCCGAACTCCGGTACGACAGCACCGTCACGGTTGATGGGCTCGTGTTCTCGTGGCCGGGATCCGGCCTCTCCTTGCGGGAGACGGGCTACTACCCGATGCCGCGCGTGTCGACAACGCTCGACATCCGGTTCACGTTGCGAACGTCGGGCTCGACGGACACCATCGTCGAGGTCTTCGTCAACGGCACCCTCACCGAGACCGTGAACATCCCAGCGGGGGCGACGGCCTACACCTACCCGTGGGTGCTGCCGTTGGGGGTCGGTGACGTCGTCTCGATGCAAATCACTACTGCCGGAGATGGGGCGGCGGATCTGGTGGCGCAGGTTCGGTACGACTGATGGGCTTGTTGTGGACGCGACTGGCGGACCTGCCGTCGGACGCGTTGACCGTCTCTTCGGGCACGTGGGGACTGCGGCATCGGCCGGTCGCAGGAATGATCAGCAGCAAGATTTACCTGTCCGGTGGATACTCGCAGGGCGATACCGAAACGGCGCGAAGCGAGACGTACGAGTACAACCCGACCACCGATGCGTGGGTGCTCGTGCGCGACGGCTCGAGCAACTTGGTGCTGTGCCCACACAAGCATGTGTCCGGTAGTGGTGCAGTCGTCAACGGGAAGTTGGCGCTGTTCGGGGGCAGCGGGTACGCGCCCGATTACTCGAACCAGTACTCGTACCTTGATCTCTACGATCCGACGACGAAGACGTGGACGACGGACGACCTGCCGTCCATCATCAGTTCGACGTGGCAAAACGTCGGCAATAATGCGTGTTGTTCGTACAACAATAAGTTGTACTCATTTGGCGGTATTGCCGGTCGATACAGCGACACGCAACAACGAGCATACGTGTGGGACCCAGCCCAGTCGTCGGGTTCCCGATGGAGCGCCACCGCGTCGTGGGCCAGCCTCGATATCGACGGGCTGTTCCAGCAGGCCGTCGCCGTCTACGGCACGAAGGCCTACCTCTTCGGAGGAATGCGCCTCGCCGCTGGTACCCCAGCCCAGTCGTACACCCTGATCTACGACTTCGTCGCCGATTCGTGGACGCGCGGCGCCGACATGCCCATCACCACCGAGTCGGGTGCGGCCGGTGTCATCGGGTCGACGATCTACTACACCCGCAACGGCACGACCTACGCGTACGACCCGGCGACCGACGCGTGGGACACCCTGACGAGTGTCGTCACCGTGACGAGCAGCGCTACCGAACCGGCCTACCTGTCCACCGGCACCAAGATGTATCTCGTCGGCGGCGACGGCACCGTGGGCACCGACACGTGGGCGGGGAACCGCGTCACGCAAGTGCTCGGACCCACCGTCTACTCGCACACTGCCACCTGCGACGGCACCGCCACTCTTGACACCACCGCCATCCTCATCAACGTAGCCAGTGCCACGCTGACCGGCGACGGAACGGCCACGGCCACGTCGGCGACGATCAACGTCGTGCCCGCCGACGCGACGCTCGCCGGTACGGGCACGCTCGTCGGTACGACTAACGTCGCATACAATCCCTACCTTGGTGCTGTCGTCAACCTAGGCGAATAACTCGATGCCCATCTACACGGTTCCCACCAAGATTCAAGACAGGCAGAACAACTGGGTGTATCTGCCCGGGCATTTCCTGTATCAGCCGTACCCGCGCGGCCACGAGAAGCAGGGCCAGTACCCGGACATCGGCGACGCGCTCCTGTTCTGGCTCACCCGCCTCGAGGACACCACCGGCAAACTCACAATCACCGTGCCGGTCGGCGACAACGACCCCAACTGGGGACTCGTGCCGCGCTGCTGGAACAACTCCCCAACGGACCCGACGGTCATCCGGTTCCGCCGGTACATGGCGGACGGCGTGACCCCTGCGGTCTACTGCATCGAGTACGGCTTGCCGATTGGTCGAGCAGTGCGACTCAATGGCACCGAGTACCCGGAAACTCAGTTCGGCATGCCTGATTACGATGACGATTGGGTATTCGTGGTGCCGCACTACTGGAAGAACACTGTGTTCGACCTCAACGGTGCCCGGTTCGTTCAGTACGACACCGCAAACACAACGATCACGTATCAGAACTTTTACGCCGATATGGTTGGCAACATTCGCGGGTCGTGGCGCAAGACTGACGCATGGGTCACGGACCTCCAGAAGTCGACGCTCGACGGCGTTGCCGGTACCGACCCTCTTACTCCCGATTCGTCGTGGATCGGTCTCATTGTTGACCCGAAGTCGCCTACTGGTGCGACCGTCTATCCGGCGAACACGACCATCGTCGAGATCGATGCTGCGAACCGCCGGTTCCGCACGAGCAACACTCCGTACTCCTCATCGTTCCCCACAGGGGTCACGGAAGTCGTGAACGCTCAGTACAGCGTGCAGTTTCGTACGTTGCGGAACGTCGAGTTCTACAACCCTGTGGCACCAGACGGCACGACTCCCGCCGAGATGGACCCGTTCACCGACAAGACCGACCCCACGGTGCTCGTCAACCTCGACCAGTTTGCCGACTGCACGATCACCGCGTCAACGACCGGCACGTCGGTCAAGGCCAAGTACGGCTACGACGGGAACTGGGTGTCCGATATTACGACGAATGTTGCAAAACCCGTTGCAAAGGTTGTCAACGAAAACTGGTTTCAAACGTCAGTTGCCGCGTCGAAGACCAGTGAAGGCGCTGCTCTGTACCCGAGCGGCACGACGATCGTCGACATCGACTTTGCGAACAACCGATTCAAGACGTCCAATCCGCCGAATACGGATCCGGCAACCGGTGAACCGTACAAGGCCGTTGCTGGCGTGGTGTCGATTGCGGCGGGAGCGATCATCAGTGGCGGGAAGAAGGTATTGACTGGGACCGGCGCAATCGTCCTCGAGTACGACGGTGACGAGACGATCGGTGAGGCGAATCGGTACACGATGTACACGACGCAATCGCGCGCGGTGAACGCCAACTTCACTCGATACCGCTACAAAGGTCAGATCAAGTTTACGACCACGAATCTCCGTAAGAAGAACGGGATGAACATGATCTCGTTCAACAGCCCGTTCAATCGTCCAAAACGGTTTCACGCCACATGGACCGCAGGATCAAACCTGTTGACTGCAGCGGAGGACATTTTTGAACCCACGGACGTGGGCTGGATGCTGGGCGACAGCACGGCGGGTGCCACGAAGTGGCCGACGCGCGGCGTCGTCCTCGAGTACATCAACGCCCGCACCGTACGGTTGAGCATTTCGTCGTACACAGCGCAGAACAACGCGACGCCGATGGCGATCTGGAAAATCCGTGGAGCGGTCACCGAGAACATCACGGTTCTGGGGCGCACGAACACCTCGATTCCGCGTGCGACCCTCGAGATGAGTAACTACTTGAACGCCGACGCCGTTCCCGCGGACAAAGAGCCGTGGCACTCCATGATGTTTCGGGCGTGTCAGAACATCAACGTCTCGGAAATCAACCACCGATACACGTGGGCTGATATCTACAACTTCGGAACTATCAACGTACAGGGAGTTGACTGGATTCAGAACGCCGAAGACGTCACCATCACTAACTGCACCGCTCAGGGTGCTGGTCGACACTTCATCACTGCGCAGGGCAACAATGGACTGACGATTCGTAACTGCAAGTTCTACGGATCCAAGCACTGGTCAATCGACACGGAGTCTCTGAGCCCGCAAGCCCGCATGACGTTCATGGAGTTCGATAGGGTCACGTGGGGCGGCCAGACGCTCGGCTTCTACCAGATCAAAACGAGCCCGAACAACTACATCGAAATGCCGATCAAGGTGCGAGCATCCGGCGTCGCCGGAAGCACCACCCTCACCCTCTCTGACCCGCTCCACTCACGCTGGCTGACCGCAAAACTCCGTCACGACGCCCTCGACGATTACACCGTGATCCGTCAAATCGACAACCCATTGACGATCACGCTCAACAAACCGCTGTTGAGCAACATCGTCAACGAGGACGTGCTCGTGTACGACCCGATGCTTTACGCATTCGTCGACATCCACGACTGCACGTTTGGCGGCATTCGCCCTCCGGCTATCGCCAGCCCGGATGACGTCTCCGGCACACAGGTCTGGGGCTGGTCGCGCCAGTACTTCCTCGCCGATACCGTTCAGGGCGACTATCGACTGCGGAACGTCCGCCTCTGCGACGCCAACGGCGTGACGCTGACCGACAACCAGCGTCTCGACGGGAAGAAGTGGCCCCTCTCCCGGAAGGACATCTGGGTGCGGACGCCGCTCATCTATCCGAGTGGCTGGCTCGCAGCCAACCGCAATAGCGTCTACATCGACATCCTCGGCTCACGCACCACGGTTCCCACCACCGCCGGATCGAAGGTCGGCGACGCGTACATCGTGATGGGGCGCGTCTGGGTATGGAGCGGCACGGCGTGGACGGACTTTGGACCACAGATTCCGACCGGACGCCTGACCGTATCGTTGCAGCGAGGAACGCTGTATCCATCGCTGTACGAACAAGCCCCACGCGTCGTCGATACCAACGGCTCCAATCAACTATCCGTCAACATCGCTGCGCTGGAAACTCGCACCAACGTACTGTTTTCTGCCTCCATCGCTCCCCTGTGGTGGTGGGGTTTTCGGTTTTCCAATAATCGCATTGCGGGTGACAATTCATGGGTTGGCGAACATTCCGGTTACACCGGACGGTCAACCATGATTGCCCTTCACTCTCGCTGGGATCTGGTAGAGATCACCAACAATGTTGCGAAAGCCGATCGCGACGGTAGCAATCAACAGATCCACTACATGGTCGGGCAGTGGCAAAACAACAAGTGGTGGACGTGGGGTGCCCCCAGCGCAACAACCACGAACACGACCTACCTGCGTTCGCTCGACGGCAACAACGAGACCTTCACTGGCCCGAGCGCAACCGAAGGCAACTATCAATCATGGAACATCAGTAACAACTACTGGATTGACGCTCTCGACAATCAGTTCACGCCATCCAACGTCGTGACCCCATCGGTCACATCGATCACGAGTCCGATCCGAGGACGCCGATACACGGTCAACGCACGTCTGACCTCCACCTCCTCCGGCAACACGGCCGAGGTCGTCGATGAACCCATTGCTCTGTATATCGTCGATGACGAACTCGCTGGCGACGTCACGCTCGTTGGACGTCTCAACACCACGACCGCAATCAACGCCACGAACCCACGCTGGATCTCGGCCGGACCAATCAAAACCACCGCAGATGGCGTAACCGGCTCGTTCATCACCACGAACTACTTCCGAACAGGACCGACAACCGCTTCGGTGTATGCGGTCTACCCGGGCAGCCTCACTGCGCAGTACGCACGGTCGTCGGCGTTGCCGGTCTCGCGATCCGTCGCGACTTCCGAGCACGTGACGGAAACGACCGTTCAGTTGTGGACGCCGTTCTCTGCCCCCGGACAGACGGTCGAGATCACGGTCTCGGTCGTCAACAAGACGCCAGTCACTGAGGTGGCGGGCGGTTCGAACAATCCGCCGCCGACGGGAACAGTTACGCTTTACGGGTTCGGAGGAACGGTCCTCGCGACAGGCACCCTCGCGGCTGGAGCGTACGATTCCGCTACCGGCGTGTATGCACCGTCGACAGTGCTGCTGACGCGAGCGTTTGCTGCTGGCCTGTATCCGGTCTACGCAACGTACACGCCGAGCGGGTCGACGTTCTTGACGTCAACATCTGACGTCGTGTATCAATGGGCTACTAATACTCCATCGGAAACCACGACGGCAATTGTTGAAGCAGATGCATCACTTACTGCTGCAATAAATATAATAACCAGTACGTTGATTACTTCTTCTTTTCAAACAGTTTCTGTATATGGTGAGTTGAGCGGAATTGGCAACGCGTCAGCATTGTGTGTAGTCCAAATTGACAACAGTGCGTCATTTGCGGGCAACGGCGTTATGGTTGCATCAGTAGATGGACGTATTGAAAACGCTGTAACGCTAACTGCAAGTGGAGATTTGAGCACAATTTTTGGCAGTCCGATTGCAGTAATCAATGAAGCAATTGTGTTGTCAGGCGTTTCTGATATAAACGCTTTGGAGATTCGCACTACCTTAGATGCTCCTCTTGCTCTTGCTGGTCAAGGATTGTTGACCTTGGCTGCACAAGCACTGCGGCCCAACGCTGCTGGACCGTTCTCTGGATGGATCACGAATCCGGGGTAATCTTGACGCGCTCGAAGTGTGGCAGAATCAGGTGATGGACGTCCTGTCGTATCCGTTTCGATTCACCGCTACCGGTCGCGCAGCGACGGTGGTCCAGAACTCGGCCGACCACTACGCCCAGCAGATCGGTCAGTTTGTTCAAACTCGACTGGGTGAGTTGGCGATTGCCCCCGGATACGGCATCCCCGATCCGGTCTTCAACACGCTGCACCCGACCGACATTGCCGCCGGACTCGCCGTTTATCACCCATCGATTCGCATCAAAGACATTCGCAGCCGGTTTACCGCCGAAGGCGTGCAAGCAATTGATGTATCATTTGACGAGCAGTCTGCCGTTAGCGTGGGCAGCCCTACCGCATTCCCCGCACTCGATGGGCTGGTGACCTTCGATGCCTAGTCCTGACGCATCTCAGTACATCGATCTCACGCTGTTCGATCTCAGTACGCAACAGATCTTCCTCGACGCCCTCCGCTACGCCCGAATCGCGCTCCCTGAGTTCCAGCCCGTCGAGGGTGCGATCGAGACCGTCCTCCTCGAAGCGATGGCGATCGAAGTTCAAGACCTCGTCACTGCGATCAACCGCTTGCCCGACGGCATGCTCCAAGCCCTCCTTGGGCTCATCGGTCTGCCGCGTCGCGACGCTATTCCGGCGACCGGTCTCGTCAAGATCACGAGCAGCCGGACCACCGAGAGCGACGTGCCTGTCGGCATCCGGTTCTACGCTCGTCTCTCGGGTGCCTCCGAACCGCAGGTCCTCGTCTCCACGAGTACCGCCACCCTCTCTCGCAGCCAGTCGATCAGCACGCTCGCTCGCACCTCGAACGTCGTCACGGTCACGACGAAGACGCACCACGGGCTCGTTACCGGGCAGGTCGTCGAGATCGCCGTCGACGAGAACCTCGCGAACGGCTCCGGATTCGTCGATGCCTCGACCACCGTAACCGTGGTCGACGAGACGACGTTCACCTACGTGAACTCCGGTGCCAACGTGAGCGTCGACGCGTCGAGCAGCGCGACGTACGTCATCGTCGACGCGAGCATCGATCCGTACGCGTTCGTGCCAGTCTCCGCTGCCATTCCCGGCTACCTGTACCTCGCCTCCGGCACGTCGCTCAACCTGCTGTCGTCCGTGCCGCAGATCAGCACGTCCGTCCTCGCCACGGACGTTGACGGCGGCTACGACGCGGAAACCGACGCCGAGTTCTTTCAACGCACCTCGTCGGCGCTCAATCGGATGACGTCGGCGCTCGTCACCGCACGGCAGATCACGGAGTACATCGCCAGCGAACCGGCGTTCGGGTACGCGTATCGCGTTCACACCGTCGACAACTGCGACGACAACCGGCTGACCCCGTCGCCCGGCTACGCGCTCACGCTCGTCGCTCGAATCGACGCGACGCCGTCGCTTCAAATCGATAGCGACCGGCTGCAAGAAATTCAAGACAACGTCTCGCTCTACACGCCACCGACCGTCACGGTCGCCGTCCAGAACGCAGCGCTTTGCAAAGTGAGTGTGGACGCAACCGTGAAGGGTGTATCCGGATACTCGTCGGCGCAGGTCGAGTCGGCCGTCACGTCGGCGATCACCTCGTACCTGAATCCGAACACGTGGGACTGGTCGACGACGATTCGTGTCAACGAGGTCGAGTATGCGATTCGTAACGCCACGTACGAGGGAGTACCCGTCGTGGCGTACGTAGAATCGGTGGAGATCACTCCGGTCGATTCGAACTACGACGACATTACCCCGGCGACGGTGAACGCGTTCTCCGGCACGTGGGCGAGCGGCACCCTCACCGTCACGGTTCCGGCACCAGTCGAACTGCCCGAGTTCGACGAGACGTTCACGAGTTACGTTGCGATCAAAGAGACGAGCGGCGTGTACGCGATCTACGAAGTGGTCAGTGTCGACACAGGTGAGTTCACGGTGAGTGGCACGCACACCAACGGCAGCGTCAGTGGATTCTGGGCGCCGTTCGGGCAGGTCTACAACGACGGCGTCGGCGGCAAGAAGGACTTCGTCACGAACGATCCGGCCCCCCTCGTGCTCTGCGATGCGGCGAGCGTGTCGGTCACGGTGAACTAGGAGACAGTATGGTGACGATCAACGATGGACTCGCGTGGGGCAAGACGCAGGTCGGCAAGCCGTACTGCACGGACTGGAACACTCGGTTCGGGCCCAACTGCTACGACTGCTCTGGGCTCGTGTCGCAGGTGCTCTGGCACTCCGGCATGCCCACGACGGCGTTGCCCACCAACTCGGCGGACATCACGCGCTGGCTCCTCGCTCACCCCTCGTACCGTATCGACAAGCAACGCGCTCGCGATACGCCCGGTGCGGTCCTCTTGCTTGGAGGGCCGAATGGCTACGGCCCGCAGGGTCATATCGGTCTGTCGCTGGGGGGCGGCAAGACCCTCGAGAGCCGTGGTTCGAAGCACGGAGTCGGTATCTACAACCTGTCCGACATCGCGTGGGACGACTTCATGCTTGCTCCCAGCGTCGTCTACGGCGGAGCGCCGACTCCGCCCGCACCCAGCCCGCAGTACCCGATCACTCCACAGGAGACAGAGATGAAGTTGATGCGCGGGGACAAGACCCCTCACGTCTGGATCGTCAACGGTCCGTGGAAGACCCACGTGACCTCCGAGGCCTACCCCGGCTGGCTGTTCATCTGCAACAGCGTGCCCGGCGCCGTCGACCCGACGACGAAGAAAGAGTGGGTCGTGCCGCAGGTGATGATCGACATCATCACCGACACTGCGTCTATCGCCACGAAGGGCTGATCGCGCTCACGCGCGCTTGCACGCCATGACGACGGTAGGGAGTACGCCGGGTACGGGTCGGACGCCGACTCCTCCCGTCGCGCTCACCACCAACCTGCCGCCGCCTGCGATCCTGCCGATCCGATACAACATCGAGAACCGTCTCTCGACGGAGCAGCAGTCAATCACCGGTCCAGTCGTGTCGACTGCGTCTGTCTCAGGCTGGATCGTCGGGGAGAACTGCAACCTCGAGCGCTCGACGGTCTACTCGAAGTACACGCCCGCCAGTCTTGAGGTGACGGTCACTGATGCGGGCACGGCGTGGCTGTACTCCGACGATTACGTCGACCCGATCACGCCCGGCGCGACGTACCGTGCTTTTGCGTGGGTTCGTACGAACGCGCTACGTCGTGCGGTGCGCATTGGCATCGAGTGGTTCACTCGCAACAACACGTCCCAGTGGGACGCGACGACGCAGTCAACCGTCACCACCGTCGGGTCGGCGGACGGTTGGAAACTCGTGTCGTTCGTTGGTGCCGCACCGGACACAGCATCGTTCAGTACGGCGAAGGCACGCGTGCGCATTCTTCTGCCAGATGCTGGAGACATTTCCGATCCGCCGGAAACGCATCAACAGATCTGGGTTGACGATGTGGTGTTCGTGGAGCGGTCGCGCTACCTAAGCCCGTTCACCCGCATGACGTACCGGTGGTTGCCGGAATACATGCGCCTCATGGATGCTGAGCAGGACAATCCCGATCGGCCCATCGGCCGATTCCTCGACCTCATGGGGGTCACGGCGAGTCGCATCCTCTCGGCGATGGTCGCGTTCGACTACGTGCCGATGGGTGAGGATCCCCCGGGTTTCGCTCGTTCGACGCTCGTCGATCCGCACTTCTATCCGCGTGTAGACATCGCTGAGGAGCGATGGCTGCGGTGGCTGGCGTTCATCACCGGCACGACGGTTCTCGGCTCGGCGTCGCTGGTGAGTGGGCTCCGGACTCCGTGGTACGCGATCGAGGACCTGTCGCCGCCGACGACGACGTGGAACGACATCGAGGCGTTCGGGTCGGCACCGCCGACGTGGGATGAACTCGAGGACTACCTGCCGACGCCGCAGAACTCGGTCGTGCCCCTGCAGGAGGCAATCCGATTGCGCGGCACCGGCACGCTCGCGGGGACGATGACGGGCATCAAGCGTGCGGCGCGTCTCGTGCTCACGAGTGATGATGCGATGGATCTCCCGGCGGTCGTCACCCGCCTCGACAACGTGGTGACGGCGACGTTTGAGGACACGACCGCCCTGCAGGCTGGGGATGTCATCGACGTCTACGACTCCGGCGTCCTCGATCTCGATGGTGAGACGACGGTGGTGAGCGTCGCGAACGATGGTCGTACGATCACGTTTGCCAGCACGGGTGCGAATCTGCCGCTGGCGCGTCGAGCGTGGATCACGAACAAGTACGTGGCCGTTATCCCTCGACAGTGGACGTTCCGAGCGACGATCGTCGGATCGAACTCGCCGACGCCGCACCTGCGGGTGAGCCCGAGTGACAGCACGATGCCGGTCTACGAGCCGTGGACAGATGGGGCGACCGTCACGATTTCGGCGAGCACGAACTTCGCCGGGTCGTACGTGCTCGGCGACGATGCGACGGCGACCCTCGATGGCGCGGACATGCTGCTCGACTTTGCCTCGTCAGTTGCTGCAGCCACGGACCTGCAGGCATTGGTTGTCGTTAGCCCAGCCAAACCGGTGTACGTTACAATTGAAACCCTCGAATCGCAGACGCCCGACCCTGATCTGGTTCTCGGTGCCATCCGGTACTCGCGACCCGTCGGCTGCTGGGTGACCCACCGCTACGCAACCTGACCCGAGAAGGACTTCTCATGGCGACCGAAACCTCGCGCTTCCACTTCCCCATCTGGAATGGTACCGACCCGTTCCAGCGCGCCGACTTCAACGACATTCACCAGCAGATCGAGGATCTCGCTGCGATGGTGTACGTCGAGAACCAGTCGCCCGATGCGGCAAACGCCGCGGCGACCGCCGACGAGTACATGGGGGCGTTCTGGTACGACCAGTCCGCCAACCGTCTCTACTTCTCCGACGGCGTGGCGTGGCGAGCGACGATCGTCTACAATAGCACGAACGGCAACATCGTGCCCGTGGCGATCAGCGACACGTCGTTGGCCGGGTCCTCAGAGATCTCAGCGCGCGCCGATCACCGGCATGCGGGGCCGGGGTTCGGCACGCCCGTCTCGGTCGGTACGGCCAACGCCGACGGGTCGGCGACGACGGTCGCGAAATCTGACCACGTTCACGCTCTCGGCTCGAACGCCGTCACGACGGCCTCGATCGCAGCGAACTCGGTGACGGCAGCGAAACTCAACAACGACGTCGCTGGATCCGGGATTGGACGCGACGTTGATGGCTCACTCAAGGTCAACGTGGGTTCTGGCAGTCTCCACCAGAGCCTCGACTACACGGGTGACACCGTCATCGTGAAAGAGGAGGGTCTCACCCAGCGGCACGGTGCGACGAGCGTCGGCACCGCCAAGCACCGGTTCATTCGAACCGGCAGCCAGCCGACGACCTCGAGCCTCGCTGACATCACGACCGGGGACATCTGGGTAGACGCCCAGACGAACCTCACGACTCGTACGGGGGGCGACGAGTGGCTGCGACCGCGCAACCTGCCGTGGGGCATCGTTGCGAAGACCGAGATCTTGACGACCGGTACCCAGACGATCGCCGGAGGTGACCCGGCCAGCCCGACGGCGGTAACCATCGCAAGCACGGCGCTCAGCGTCACGGCCACGCTCCGCACGGATCGGCTTTACCGCATCCGTGGGTTCATCCCGTCGGTGGCGCACGACGTCTCGTCGCTGCGAACCATCATCATGTACCTGCGGGGGAACGGCGCGACGTACCAGCGGTCGTTGCTGCGGTTCGAGCAGTCGGGCCTCGGGCAGTCGATGGGGGTCGAGCGGATCATCGCCGGGCTGAACACGGGCAGCCAGACGTGGTCGGTGGCGTTGTCGTTCGATGCGACGCAGTTCGGCAACATCACGGCGAGCGTGTACTCGCTCCTCGACGCAGCGACGATCACGATCGAGGACGTCGGCCCGGCGTAGCCCTTCGTCTAGGGGTTATCATCATTTTGACCCGGTATCCTCTTGGGGAGTCCTAACGCCGTTAGGACCGTACCGGGGAGCGGGTTTTCCGTGGCCGAGCACGACGACGCCATCGAGCGGCTCCTCAAGGAGTCCATGCCGGACTCCATCATCACCAACTACATCGCAATCGTCGAAGTGCTCGACGACGAGGGTCGCAAGTTGCGGCTCTCGATGTCGGAGGGAATGACGCCGTGGCTTGCGCTCGGGATGTTCCAAGGCGGCAGCCGGATCATCGAGGCATTCGACGACGCCGAGGAACTCCTCGGGTACTGCGACGGCGATGACGACGACGAGGAGTACGACGAATGAGCGTTTTTGTCAAGCGGTTGCTGGAGCGATCGGTGCGAGCGTTCGTCGCGGCGGCCACTGCCGCGGTGGCGGCGGGCATCGCGTCGAGCAACCTCTCGATGCCGAGCATCAAGGCGGTCCTCATCGGTGCGGGCGCTGCGGGCGTCTCGGCCGTGATGACGGTTCTCTCGCAGTACACGGGCGACCCGAAGAGCGGTTCGTTCGTCGAGTAGTCCGAGGTGGCGGTCCGGGGGTGCGCGACATGAAACGCCGCCCTCGGATTTGCCTACTTGAACTGTTCAACAACCCCTGAACACCTACGTCATGCGCTAGTATCTACAGGGATCGTTACCTCGGTAACGTCATTTCGCAGTACCATTCGAACACACATTCACCCCGTCGAGGGAGCGCTGCCTCATGTCCATCTCGAACTACCTCGAGGCGAAGATCCTCGACCACGTTCTCCGCAACACCTCGTACACGCCCGCCAGCACCGTGTACCTCGCTCTCCACACCACGGACCCCGGCGAGACGGGCACGGGTGCTGAGGTGACCGGCGGTTCGGGCCCCTACGCCCGGAAGTCGATCACCTTCGCCGCGGCCTCGGGTGGCTCGATCGCGATGGACACGGTCTCGGCCCACCCGTCGGGCATCGACTTCTCCGGCATGCCGGGCTGCACGGTCACCCACGTCGCCCTCTGGGACGCCCTGTCGAGCGGCAACTGCCTGTGGTCCGGCGCGCTCACCTCGAGCCGCACGGTCACCGCCGGAGACACGCTGCGCATCACCAGCCTCACCGTCACGCTGGACTGATCCCATGCCGCTCTTCAGCGGATACCTGCCGTGGACGGGGTTCGGTACGAGCGAGTTCCCGTACCAGAACTACCCGCTCCAGATCGCGTTGCAAGCGCGCGCCAACATGGTGCTCAACGGGTACTCGTGCTTCGACGCCACGACGGGCGTCCTCATTGCCGATCGCCCGGCGATCGACACTCGCTGGAACGAGATATTCAACGGGTGTACGCGGCTCGTCGAGGTCGGATCTGGCGTGCTCTGCGAGTTCTCCATGTCGCAGGAGACCTACGACTACCTCGCCTCATCCTTCGTCGGGTACGGAGGACAGGACACGTCGAAGCGATCGTGGCGCTGTGAAGGATCGCTCGACGCATACCTCGCGTACATCGTCAGCGAACGACACGCGTACGTCGAGCGATTCCGTGAGGCCTACCCGCTGCTGAACTGGACGGGCAATGCCGTCGGCTCGGCGTTCGAAGTCCTCGATGAACTGCGACTCGGCGACACCATCGAGCAAGACCTCTGGGCTTACTACCGACAGGTCTTCACTCCGGCGCTCCCAACCGACGAGCAACCGGCGCTCCTCTTCGAGCGCGATGGCATTCGCGCCGTCGCTGCGAAGATCGATCGGTGCCTCGAGTTCGCAACCGCTTCCGACGACCTGACGAATCCGATTCGTCGGTCGGAACTCTGCTACTGGCTCATCGTCTACACGGAGTGTCTGAACGCAACCGGCTTCGAACTGTAGGGCCTGATGACAAAACGCACCGCGTCATTCACCGGCTCCGATGGGGCCACGTGGCCTGCAGTCACCAAAGCAAGCGGTGGCACCGATTCTTGGACCGCATCGTATTGGGGTTCGACGCCAGCATTGAGCGTCGTTGAAAGCCTCGTCACGGCGATCAGCACGAACCGCACCGCGTTCGGACTCGGCATCAACACGATTCCGTCCGTCTATGGCAACGGCGTGTTCGACTCGGGTACCGACGCGGCGACGTTCAACGTGCCGACGGCCGCTGGTGCGACGTTGCCGAACTACCTCACGGTACCCATCGGACCAGCGATTCTCTTCGTGATGAGCGCGCACATCGCGCAGCACTACCATGAAATCGACATCGTCAACTGTACGAACCAGTTTCGATACCCCTATTCGGGGAAGACGCTGACGTACACGCGTTTTGCCGACTACGGATGGACAGCGACAATCAGCACCGTCTTGACGTACTTTCGTATGACGGCATGGATCGTCTCGAACGGCGATACGACTCGAGCGGCCGGACGCGTGCGCGTGAACGCGTGTTCGTCGCCGGGCCGCAGCGCGTACACGACAACAAGCGGCAATGCAGGCGCCACGACCACGGCGCCGCTGAACTCGACGCTCACCGTTCAAACGTGGCACGGGCACGTCGTGGGCATCTACGGCGCCGACGATGGAGGGACTGGAAACTGGGAAGCCGGTATCCGTACCGCCAATATGGCGACCACCACCGATACCACGGCGACAGCCACTGTGACGTTGCCGTCGACGCTCACCAAGTCGAACAACCGGGTACTCGGTTTCTTTGGTCGCGCCGCCAGCACGACAAGCGTCGTCGCAGCCGCCGGACCAACGGGCGGCAACTCCACCGTACTCTCCATCGCGAACAATTCGAGCCCGAACTCCACCAGTGCGGCCGTACTCGGCGCTATCGGATCAACGACTGATGGCACGGCGCGAAAAGCGCAGAAGTCCGCTGCCGTCACCATTGGCTCGTCTGGCACGCAGTTCTACGGATTCGGCGTTGAGATCGTTGACTCATCAACGGCGCAGGGCGATACGTTTCCTAGTAACGCCAACTCTTACATTGCGCTTGGTCTTCTGCCAGCAAACAACGCAACGCATAGCGACGGCACGACGTCGCGCAACGTCGAGGTAACCGTCACTGCCTCATCGGCATCAGCGTATCGATACGGGCTCGTTACTCGATACTGCACGCATATCGACGGCAAGAAGTACGGCATCCATTTCTCGAACCTCGACGCCTCGGGTACTTCTGGATCCGGGCACTACGCGCTGCGTGCGTCCTACCTGATCGACGGTGCGGGCGAGACGACGATGGCGTACTACGACATCGGCACCGTTGCTCCCGGTACGTTCCGCAACATTGCGTGTCGCGCCGTCCAGTCGGCTGGCGGCGGGATCTGGTTGACGATGAAGGCGTGGATCGACGGTGTTTCGGAACCGGCGTGGCCCACCTCCGAGTCGACGGTTAGTTCGAAAGATACGAGTAACAGCGCGGCTCAGTGGGCGATCCTCAACGCGGTCGACAACGGATCGGTCGCCCAGATCATCGCCGGGTACGCCGGACAGGTCGGCATCTGGGGCACCGTCACGCCCGCAGATTCGTTGAACACACCCGTTGTGACCGGCGCGCAGTCCATCAACGCGATGACTGACCTGTCGATCGCAACCGGCAGCGCGACGATCACCGGATCCGGCGGCGCATCGGTGCCGACCGACAAGATCTACGGGATCCTGCGCGAGTCGGTGACGCTCTCAAGCACAACGAGCGAGATCGCCGTCGGCGTCATCGTGCGCGAAGTCGCGTCGGTCACCCTCGACTCGAGCGCAGGCACGCTCACCGCTGCGTCGACACCAGTGCTCGTGGCGTCGCCCACGATCACGGCATCGAGCACGCTCACCGCTGGCACCCTCATCGTCGGGCGGACGACGAGCACGCTCACGGGCACCGCCGACCTCGAGGCGTCAGCGATCGTCGTTGCACCTGCTGTCGGCACGTTGAGCGGATCGTCGACGTTCGAGAACGTGGCCTCGATCGGCGTGCTGCCGACGACGGCAAGCCTGTCGGGTAGCACGAACGATGATGGCGTCGTAGCGGTCGAGGTTCTTCCGGCGACGGCGAGCCTGTCGGGGGCGAGCGACCTGACGGCGGAGTCGATCATCGCGAGCCTGCAGGTCGCCCTATCGGCGACGAGCACCCTGTCGGCCAGTGGGCGCACGCTGATCGTTGTGTCGGCCGGGTTGGCGGCAACGTCGAGTTTGTCGGCGATCGGAGAGACGGGATCGACAACCACCCTTTCGGGGGCAACCGGCGCGTTGACGGCGACGGCTGATCGGGTGCTCGTGGCGACGGCGAGCCTGTCGGGGTCGAGCAGCGCGACGGTAGCGACGGACAGCGTGCTCGTGACCGAGGCAACGGCGAACGGTACGAGTGGCGGGAGTAGCGCGTCGCTCCACCTGAACGTGGTGACGGCCTCGAGCACAGGTGCCGGTGTGCTGGTCGGCGATGCGACGCACATCAACGTCACGCAGGGTGCGGCGACCGGTGCCGGATCGTTGACCTGCGATGCCACGCACATCAACGTGGTGCAGGTCACGTGCGCCGGACAGGGGAACGTCGACGTCAACGTGACCGTGGAGATGTTCGCTGAGTCTGTACTGCAGGGAGTCTCGACGCTCGCGATTGCTACGCAGGGAGTGCTCTACGAGACGCCGTCGCTTGCGGCGATCGGGCAGATGGTCGTCGAAGGCCGGTGGGTTCACTTCATTCCGGACACGCTGCGGGAGACGTACAGCCTGAAGATCGGGAACTCGGTGGCGTCGACGACGATCCCGCCACTTCAGCGAGCGCAACGCAACGTGGAGATGTACGTGTCCACCCGCAAAGCGATTGTCGGTAGTTACACTACAATTGCTCTTGACGAGTAGTTGGTGCGTGGAGGCGCCTCGGTATGGCTGGAACTAAATGGTATGCCAAGCAGGGCGACCAGTACGGGTACATCACCGAGCAGTTGCTCGACGAGAACCTCGACCCCGTCGACCTCACCGCGGTGATGTCCGTGACGTTCGAGATGCAGACGCCCGGCTCAAGCCTGCCGACGGTCTCTGACAGCCAGAACTGCGAAGTGCTCGGCGATCCCCTCAACGGGATCGTGCGGTACCAGTGGCAACCGGGGGACCTCGACGCCCACGGCCAGTACTTCTTCGAGTGGCGGGTCTGGTTCTCGACCGATCGGGTCCAGACGTTCCCATCGAACGGCTACAACTTCATCGAAGTGCTCCGTAAACTCAACGATTGACCACTGCCGAACTAGGCTGCCATCCCAAGGAGGGATATCGCATGAAATGGTTGGATCGATTCCGTAGCCCCCAGCGGGTTGAGGTGTACGAGGATGCCGAAGGCCGCTGGCGTTGGCGTGCTATCGCCCGGAACAGTCGGGTGGTCGGCGCCGCCGAGCAGGGCTACGCGTCCAAGTACTACGCGTCGACGAAGGCCAAGCAGTACGCCGAGGTGCTCGGCTGCGAGGTCGTCGTGATCCAGTCCACGGACGAGGCGTAGTGCGCCGCCCGGGAGGGCGGTCGTGAACGCTGGGGACCAGCAGCCGGACGCGCTGCGCTGGCACGATGACGAGCATCGGCTCTGGCTCCAACTCGTCCGGTCGGACCTCGTCATCGCCACGACCCTGTGCCCCCACAACGGGGATCCCGAGGCTCCGTGCCGGAGCCGTCAGGCGGCGTGCATCGTCCAGCACTTCATCGAGCGGTTCGGCCTCGACTGCAACGTCGGAGTCTGCGCGCCCGCCGAGTACCTCGATATCGCTTGGGCGGTGGTCGGCGACAAGGACGACCTCGACCTTGCGCAGGTCTGGGTCATTCCGACGTCCGACGACGTATTCGCCGCGTGGCGGGCTACGCAGGATTCTGCGTGAGTTCCGCTGCGGTCCGGTGAAGCAGGATCATCAACTCGGTCTGAGTCTGTACGCCAACCTTGACGTACATGAATGAGAGCCGGTTTCGGATGGTGCCCCTTGCGAGGTACAGCGCTTCGGCCATCGTGGCGACCCGGTGGCCGGTGGCGAGCATGTGGAGCATCTCGATTTCGGTCTCGATGAGTTCGTAGCGGCTGCCGATGATGTCGGCGGCCTCGCACGTGTTGCGTGCGACGTCGATGACGTTCGTCATGGCTTGAGTCCTCCCGTTGTTGAGCGCAAGTGCGCTCTGCCCGGTGCGTTCACTGCCGAACGTGTCAAGGATATCGCGAGTTCCTAGTGGGCGGCAAGAGCCAAAGCCCGAAGAAACGCAACGCTATCGCGATGTGAGAGGACTCGCTGAAGGTCAAACGTGTAGGTGTTTTGACGCCCAACACGTGTCCTTACCCCCCATTCTGCCCCTACCAGACGCGTCATTGCGTGTCCGACGTTCGCAGAAGTCAGCCCCAGCCGGTCCGCCGCCTGCTGGAGGCTCGTGTCCGGGTGGGTCATCAGGTCGACGAGCACTCGTCCGTTGAGCGTCAGGAGCGACGGCTCGGGAGCACGCTCCTCGCGAGCGTTGAGCGCCGCGATGACCTGATCGGCGAGTGCCTCTGTGTCCGCATCGTTGACGACCGTCGCGAGCGCTGCTGCAATCGCAGGGCGAAGTTCCGCATCGCTGATCCTCATGTTTCCTCCATTGCTGTCGTCAGTTGCTCGACGCGAGTGCTCTGATGAGGCAAACTGTATGGACGTCATTCGGTAAGAGCAAGCGTTCGACAATGGAGGCAACGTGACGTCTCGACGTGAAGTCGCCTCTCTCATTGCCGGACCCGTCGTTCTCCTCGTGGTGACGATCGGTTACAACACCGTCGCAACGAAAAAGAAAGTGCCAACAATCTCCACTGGTATTCGGTGGGCAGCACGTGATCCATTCGGAGCGTGGGTTGCCGGTGGCGTCATCGGTGGGCTACTCGCCCACTGGTTCCTCACACAGGAGAGCGAGAGTACGTGAGTTTCTCGGACCGCCTAGCGGAATCTCAAAGCCTGCGGGAAAACACCCGAGGTTGCCCAATGGCTCGCATCCTCGAGAGCATGGATGAGGCCGACCGCACCGCTTGCGAGGCTGCGCTCGCCGACCACAAGTTCTCGATCCTCCAGATCGTCGGAGTCCTGCGCGCCGAAGGGTACCGGATCAGCCGGACGAGCGTCTCCGACCATCGCGCTGATCGCTGCCTCTGCAAGGTCGAGGCCGAGCAGTGAGCATCGAGGAACGGCTCCTCGGCCTCCAGTCGGACACCACCGAGGACTACCGGACCTCTGAGCCGCCGAAAGGCTGGCAGCCGGGCGTCATCTGGGATGGCACGACCGGCACGATCACGACCGGCACCCTCACCGAACCGCCGACCGACTGGAGTCCGCTCCTCAAGGCTCGCGGCATGGACCCCGACGTCTACGAAGTCGTGGGCGACACGATCAAGTGGTGCTCGTACGACGGGTGGAAGCGCGACAACCCTGACGAGGCGGCGTACTCGTCGGTGTGCTACTCGTACCGGGCTGAACTCCGGCTGAAGCGCCCGGATGCTCCGGACCTCGAGGCCCTCCACGCTGAAGTCCGTAAGATCAAACCGCCGAAGAAGGATCCGGTCGGGAGCGTCGACCAGCACCTCGTCGTTCTCCTCTCCGACTGGCAGGTCGGCAACGGCGACGCCGGAGGAGCCCGAGCGCAACTCGAGAAGATCGCAGCACTTCCCGACCAACTCGTTGCCCACATCAAGGGACTCCGCAAGGGCGGTCGCGATATCGGTCACGTTGTCATCGCTGGGATGGGCGACCTCGTCGAGAACACCTGCGGGTTCTACCCGTCGCAGCCGTTCCTCACCGAACTCGACCGGCGAGAACAAGCCCGCGTCGTACGTCGCGGCGTCCTCGACATCCTGCGCGCTATCGCTCCCCACGTTCCCCGGATCACCGTCACCGCCATCGCCGGGAACCACGGCGAGAACCGGCAGAACGGAAAGCGGATCACCGGGTTCGGCGACAACGACGACGTCGCCGCATTCGAACAGGTCATGGAGATCTGCCAAGAGAACCCCGACGTGTTCGGACACATCGGATGGCGGCTCCCCACCGACCGGATCGCCACGAGCATCGACCTGTCCGGGCACATCGTCGCGTTCACCCACGGGCACCTCGCCAAGCCCGCCGGGAACCCGGCCAACACGCTCTGGAACTGGTGGGAGAAACAAGCGATGGGCCGCGAGTATCCGGGCGTCGCCGACGCCGGGATCCTCTGCTCCGGGCACTACCACCACCTCAACGTCCGAGCCCAGTCGAACCGGGTGCTGTTCATCGCCCCCAGCCTCACGAAGGTCGGAGACTGGTGGGCCAATGCGACAGGAATGCGAACCGACCCGGGCACCCTCACGTTCTGTGTTGACCCCGCAGGCTGGAGCGCACTGGAGATCCTCCGATGAACCCCTTCCGACGCCGATCAAACAAAACAGAGCAGATCGAAGACAAAGCGATCAGCCACCTCGTAGCCCGCCACCCACGCGACTACGTCACCCAATGCGCCACCAGCATCCAAGCGATCCCCAATGGCGGGTCCATTATCCCGTGGCGCTACCGTCGCCAACTCAACGTCGCCCTCGCCACCGCAGAAAACCAATTCGTCGCAACCCACATCGACGAATACATCGAAATCGTCAGCATGCTCGCCGCCGCCGAAGACCTCGCCCACCTCACCCCCGAGGACTTCCACCCATGAGCCCCTGCCGAACCCTCCACAACCTCACCCGCATCGGGCACGCCCTCACCACGTTCACCCACCACCTCGCCCGGCAATGGGTCACCGACCACACCACCCTCCTCCACCACCAACCCCCCTCGTTCCTCGGAGGCCGGACATGGCGGTAAACCCCACCACCAAGCGCGGACACTCCTCCCAACGAACCAACCCCACCAGCACAGACCGTCTTACGAAGACGGAACGCCTAGGGATGGTGAAAGAACCCGTAGAGGACAGAACACACCCCGAACATCCCTACACACCTCACCAGATCCTCTGGGACCGCTGGACCAACACCCACCACATTCCGATCCTCGAAATCCACTGGCTCGACGCCATCAGCACCGGAGACGACTGGATCACCGAACACCACATCGACACCCGCCCAGCCCCCAGCATCGCCCTCGGCTACCTCACCGCCCAAACCGAACACACCATCACCATCACCGCACTCATCAACGAAGAACACTACGCAAACGGCATCACCATCCCCAAAGGCTGCATCATCCACACCCGGACCATCAACTAATGCCCAACACAGACCACACCCCCAACACCGATACGCAAGCCAACAACTGGATGCAACACGCCAACTGCAAAAACCAAACCCACCACATGTTCCCCCAACACCACAAAGACGCCAACTACATCGAACACGCCCGACACCTCTGCAACAACTGCCCAGTCAACGAACCCTGCCTCAACTACGCCCTCGAATTCCCACCCGCCGACATGCACGGCGTCTGGGCAGGACTCACCCCCCGCCAGTTAGCAGCCGAACAACGAGCCCGCGGCATCCGAGCCATCCGACCGACCTTGGCCGCAATGTGGGGCGACAACCAGTAGACGACCTTGCGGCCGAAATGGAAGTGGCTCGCAAGGTGGCGATGGGTCAAGCGAAACGGTGGGGACTTTACGGGCATGCCCTTGACGATTTGTTGGGTGATGCGTATCTCGCTGCGGTGATCTTGTGTCGGGAGTGGGATTCCGGGAAGGGTGTGCCGAGGGTTGTGTATGTGGGGAAGTATTGCGAGCGGCGGACCATTGACCTTCATCGGGAACGGTACGGTCGGAAGCCGGGTCCTGTTGAGGTGCCGTTTGATGAGGAATGGGACTCGCCGGATGTGGGGGCGGAACTGTCTGAGTTTGCGGTGGTGATGGCTCGTATCCCTGAGGGCCGGGAACGGTATGTGGTGTGCCGGTTGTTGGAGGGGGCGTTTCAGCGTGAGATTGCTGTGGAGTTGGGAATCTCGAAGACCAGAGTGAGACAGTTGATTGAACGGGTCGGGAAGTGGTGTGAGGTGGAGTTCTGATGGTGCAGCAGGACATGGGGATGAATGCTGGGGCGTCGAGTATTAGGGCGGGGAGTACGGTTCGGGTGGATCGGAGTGTGCCGTGGGATGGGCCGGGGGAGTGGGCGTCTCGACGGATTGCGCATCTTGAGGGTGCGTTGAGGTTGTTGGATCGTTTGGTGTGGGGGGATGTGATGGTGGAGCGGGATGATTTGAGCGCGGAGGAGCGGGTGGCGTTGTTGCGTGCGTGGTCGGCTCGGATGATTGGGCCGATCGGGGTGGCGGCTGGGCCGTGTTCGCCGGATGCGTTGCGGATGCTCGGCGAGTTGTTGGTGGCGCAGGGCCGGTGGTCAGCCGAGGCGGATGCCGCACTCGTGGCACCAGAGGAGCCCGTGTAGGGCTTCTGGGGGGTCTGTGAGGCCCGGGCAGGTGCCGGTGGCTCCGCAGGGTGTGGTGAGCGGGGCGTCCGTCAGGTAGGCGTGTAGGGCGTCTGCGGGGCTGGCGAGGGGTGCTGCTGCGGGTGGCGGGGCTGGGATGCCGTCCTCGAGCCGGGCTTGGAGGCGGAGGGCGTTCGCTGCCCATGCGTTGAGGGAGAGTCCGGCGTTCTGGGCTGCGGTCTGAAGTTGTTCCTTCAGGTGGGCGGGAACTCGCAGGTAGACGACGGTTTCTCGGTCAGGGTTGGGCGGCATCTCGGGTGGCGAGCAGCGTGATGTAGTCGGCGATGCTCATGTCGTAGCCGTCGGCCATGTCGATCAAGAGGTTCTTGGTTTCGGCGGGGACTCGGATGGTGATGGTCGTGTTCGTGCCGGTTTCGGCGCGGCGGGGCGGTCGGCCGGTGCGGCGGGCGATGTTGGTGAGCATGCGTGGATCGTACCCGAAAACTTGACTTGCTGTAAACCGATGTGTACGATGCGCCCACTATGTGGGACTACTACCAAGCCCTCATCGACCACGAAGCCCGCCTCGAAGAATACGGGCGGCCACTCACCAACACCGAGGCCCTCGAACTATTCGAGGCGACCCGTGGCGTATTCGAACCAGACGACCCGCCCGTCTACTGGGAAGCCGCCGACCCCGAGGAGGAACACCCCCATGACTGAAGCATGGCGCAACGACGCCGCCTGCCGCGGCCGAGACTCAAACGTCTGGTACCCCGACAACCGCATCGGCCTCCGAGATGCCATGCGCATCTGCGCCGTCTGCACCGTCAAAGACGAATGCCTCGAGTTCGCCCTCGAAGCCGAAGAAATCCACGGTGTCTGGGGCGGCAAAACCGAAACCGAACGCCGTCTCCTGCTCCGTCGACGTCGGAAGGATGCCCGGCGGCTTACCGTCGCGTCCTGATCACGGCTTCCGGTACGACAGTTTGTACCCACAACGGTGGCAGAAATGCCCCCATTGATTGAATCGGATCTCGCTCTGGGGGTGCGTGCAGTCGAGGATCTCCGCCGCCCGCGCATCACAGAGTTGCCGGACGTACTCGGCGAGACTGATCCCGAGACGTTCCGCCGTGTCCTTCCACCGTTGGTGACTTGACCGGGGAGCCCGGATCAACACCTGCTGGAGCGGATCTTCGTCCGTTGCGCCCGTCGAACGCCGCACCGTCGGTTTGATCGAATCGGCGACTTGCTGCATGGCGGCCTCGAGGTTGTCACTCACTCGACGATCTCCGCATCCCGAATGACCTCAATCCCCTGCTCGTCTTCCGGAATGTCCCGCACCGCACCCTCGATCTCGGGGACGTCCCGGCCCAACATGCCCATCACCGTATCCCGTGGGAGCACCCCGGACTGGCCCATCAGTTCCAAGAGTTGACGGGCTTCGGTCTCCGGATCGAACGCATCCGCCGCAGCGGCACCATCTGCACCAGCGAGCACGGCCCGTTGAGGGGCCTGCTCTCCGCTGTCGACAGCGACGTTGATGTTCACGGCTTCCATGCCGAGGAGTTTCGAACGCCGATCCATGATCGACAAGACCTGCTGAATTGCTCGGAGATCCGGTTCGATGACGAGTTCGCTGCCGTCCGGGGCTGTGACCTTCCGGTGCTGGGTGAGGGGCCAGATCGCCTGCTGGAGCGCGTCGAGGCGCTCCAGTTCGAGCCGGAGCACCTCCGGGTAGGCGAGGAGGGCTTCTCGGTTCAGGGACTGGAGTTGCCGGGTGACCGCGGCGTGGACGGCTCGCGTCGAGATACCGAACCGTTTGGCGATCTCCCCGGTCGGTACGCCGGTCTTGCGCATCTGGAAGATGCGGGCATCCCGCTCGGCGAGGAACTCTCTCGTGAGACCGTCGCTACTCATTGGACCCTTGCTTCGAGAACTCGATCACTTCGAACGGAAACAGCGTACTCCGTTTCATTCGAACCGGCCATTGGCGGAGGTCTCGAGGCCCACGCCACTGCTTCACCTCGTACACCGGGTCACCGACCGCCGTCGGATCTGGTGCCAGCGCGTACCCGAACTCCGGCCACCGCATCCACACCGCCGAACCCATCGGCCGCAAGTCCCGGGCCGACAGCGAATTACCGAGCGGAGCGTGATGCTCGAGCCACAACGCACACCCGTAGGTGGTACGGATCTCGTCGAGGATCAACGCCACCTCGATCGCCGTTGCTTCAGCCGTCCGGTTCCCCGGATCAATGAACGCCTTGTAGAGGGGACCAAGCACCAACAGTTCCGGTTGAATCTTTTCGATCTGTTCCTCGAGGAGGAGCCGGTCCGTCGGCTTCAGCAAGTTGATACCGTCCGGCTTCACCCACAAGTGCGCTTCAGGATCCGCCGTCGACTCGTACGCACGATGCAACGCACCGAGGATCTTCCGTGACGTGCGCCGGATGATCCGTTCCGGGTTCTCGAGATCCACGAACAGGGTCTTCACCGGACGCATCCGCCCGAGCGTGAACGGATGGACGCCAGCCCCGGACAGGATCGCAACCTGCCGAGCGAGCATCGTCTTGCCGACTCCCTCCGCCGCGACGATCATCACCCGCTCCTGCCGCTCGAGCATCCCGGGGATCAACCAGTCATACCCGTCGTCCTCGGTTTCGTTGATGAGCGTCGTCCACCGCACCAACCGGCCCGGGTTCTTGACGACCGACGGGTCTCCGGCAGCAGCGAGCAACCCTCGAGCACGAGCGATTTTCGCGTCGACATCCAAATCCCGAGTTGCGAGTTCCTCGAGAGCGACCAGAACTTGACGAAACTCGTCAACTTCTTGCACGGTCTCCTCGAGCGGCACCTCGACCGACGCATCCAAATCAACGAGATCGCTGACCGTTCCCCCCACTCCGAGGAGATCAGCAATGTCTTTGTGCGGAGCCGGAGGAACTTTTACCCGATGTTCGATACCGATGGCCGTCAAACTTGCAGCGACCGCACGGGCGTGCCGCCATCCGGGTTCGTCGTTGTCGCCGACGACCACCACTCGAGCGCCACGCAACCATTCCGAGTATTGCGGCAACCACTTCGACTGGTTTGGGCCGCCCGCCCCGCCCGGGTTCGTCGTCGCGACATACCCGGCGCGCTCGAGCGCATGGACGTCTTTCTCGCCCTCGCAGACCACGACGACACCACCGGCAGCCGCTGTCGCGAGAATGTCCGGCAAACGGTAGAGCGGCTTCTCGAGGCCAGAAGTTTTCCAGTCCCAACCACCGCGACCATCCGGTTGCCGTTGCCGGAACGTCTTCTTTCCGTCGGCATCTCGATACCGGAGCACTTGGAATACGAGTCCACCGTCGGCATCGAGATACTCGTAGGTGTCCTCGAGGCGTCCGGGACCCACGACCCGGGGCTCCTCGGGCGGCGGGAACAGGTCGTTGATCGTCAACCCGAGCGCATCACAGATTTGGCCCGTGTCGCACCCATCACCACGATGGCAATGAATCAACGCACGACCGTCTGCTCCTTCACCAACCGACACCGACGGGTTGTTGTCGTCGGCACGACACGGACACGCCGCATCCCATTGGTTGCCGGTGCGACGAACCTTGTGGAGTCGTTTGAGGACGTTCTCAACCTGCGGGGACGACATCCGGTTCCTCTGTCGGTTGCACCGGAAGTCCGAGGGTTTCGAGTTCGAACTCCTCGATGACCCGTCGCCACGCACGAGTGAACGCTTCGTGGTCGTCTCTCGAGGTGCCGTGAATCCCGGATTCAGCGAGGGCACGAGCGACGAGCGGGGCTACGTCGGTCCACGTGCCCTGCTGCACCGCCATGATCCGGTCCTTCGCTTGCACCCACGCCATCTCGACGGTGAGGACATCGCTGAGGAACTCAGCGAGCACCATCCGACGGACCGTCCCCACCCGAGGAGCGAACGGTTTGTCGGCGAGAATCAACGCGTCGATGGCTGCCTGCACTTCCGTGTAGTTCAAATCGTTCAGGTACCGCCACCACATCTTGTAGAACGCCTTGCGACGATCACCACCGAGACTCAAGTTCCAGTTGGCGATGACGCAGTCCGCCACCGAGACGAGTTCTTCTCTGGTCACCAGTCCACCTCCACCGTCGGAGCATCGAAGTCTGTACGCAGCGTCGCCTCGAGCGCCATCCCCGCAAACCGTTCGATGTGCTGCGCGTCGCGAAAGATCAACTCGAGGTCGTTGTATTTCTTGTTCCGAGAGTTCTGCCCCATGTGAAAGTCCGAGAGAGCACACCCGTTGATCGCGGCGATGCACGTCTCAAACGAGTAGTCCCGAAGGGTTCGCTCGAGGAGCCGTCGGCGACGATCGGTCAGCACGGTCTGCGGGGCCCCTCGCACCGTCCGGTGAACCTGCACCCAGTAGTTGAATACATCGAGAACTCGATCCACGCGCGGGGGTAGTTCTTCGTCGGAGAAGAGAGAACCAGTTGCTTCCACTATTACGACTCCTTACGGAATGCAGTTGGAACTAACAACATCCACATACTTCTATTCACCAACGTAAAAGAGAACTTGGTAAACAGAACTACGTGGAGGTTGTTCTCTACATTTACCCTCCCCCCTCATACCCCCCCTCCCGGACGATCTGGGCCTCGAGCCGGAATGGGCGCGAGGAACCAGAGCCCCGGGTTGGGGACACGCGAGAGGTCAGGTCGGTTCGCTGGTATACAAGCCCGGAGGGCTTTAGGCCTACAGCGTCTTGCGGTGGAGCACTGTAGCCGCTTTCGCTTCGCCGATCAACAACAAGATGTTGTGGTTCGAGATCGCGTTGACACAAGATGTTGTGGTTGTTGACCACATCGCTTCAGCGACGTACCGTGTCGACCATGCAGACCCGCCCTGAAGTCACCACTTGGAACGCCGCCGCCTGCGAAGCCGTACGCGAGATGGTTCAGCGAGACAGCCCCGCACAAGAACTCACGGCCCTTCGAACTTTCTACGATGAGATGTCCCGCCGTATTCAAGAACCGGACATCGACGACGCCATCCTCGCTGCGATGTGGGGAGAGTTCGGAGCACGATGCCGAGCGAGCGCCGCCACCCTCGCCGGGCAGGGACTGCTCTGGACCACCGTCATCGACACCGTTATCTCAAAGCAGCGAGACTACGGCAAGGAGAACATCCTTCGGTTCGGGCAGTTCGGCCTCGTCGTACGAACCCACGACAAGTTGGCCCGGCTGGAGCACCTCAAAGGAAGCGCCGCCACACCGAACCACGAATCGTTGCTCGACACCGTGCTCGACCTCGTCGGCTACTCGGTGATCGGGCTGATGCTCGTCCGTGGTTGGTTCGATTACCCGCTGGTGTAGCCGGACCAGCCGAGTAGCGCCGCCTGCCGAACGGCGAGCGCTGCCGTTGCCTGCGCATCCGGGAGCGCTCGATGGGCGTTGGTGAGGGGGATGCCCCACGCTGCGCACGCATCGCCGAGCCGATGCCGACCCGGAGTCCGCCGGGAAGCCCGGTCTTGATCAAGCGTGTCGATCACTCCAGCGATCTCCAGCCGGATACCGATGCGTTCGAGGGCCGTTCGCAGGAACGGTACGTCAAAGCCGTTGGCGTTGTGACCGACGACGACCTGTCCTCGTAACCGTTGGGCGACTACTTGGCCGATGCTCTTCCACGAAGGAGCGAGAGCGGCTTCGATCGCGGTGATGCCGTGGATCTTTGAGAGGGGATCCATCAGCAGCCCGCGTTCGTCGATGCGGATCGACCGGACCTTGCTCGTCCACTCGGACACGACGACACCGCCCTCGTTGATTTCTACGAGAGCGATGTCGACGATGTGGTTGGTTGCTGGATCGAAGCCGGTGGTTTCGATGTCGATGACGATCATCGGTCTGCCGGTTCTCGGATCTCGTAGCCGTTCTTCGTGAGGATCGCGACGATGGCGTCGAGCGTGTCGGCGTCCCACATCACGCCGTCGAGAATGGCGTGGATCTGATCCAGCGCCTTCGAGTGATCGACGGCGAGGCCGATCAAGTGTGCTCCGGCGTCCCACTCGGTCTCGTCGGCGCGACCGACCCAGACCTCGTTGGTGACGTCCCAGACGTCCTGACCGTCGTAGCCGACGGACACGTCGGCGTCGATGTACGGGGTGCCGGTGCTGAGGATCGTGTTGTCGTCGTCGAGGACCATCTCGACGACCACCGGGTAGTGGATCTGGATCGTGCGGCTCACTTGGTCTCCTGTTCGGGGGTCTTGGGGTTGTCGAGGACGTGGACTTCGACGCAGCGGAGCGGTCGCTCGTTGTCGTCGAAGTCGCCACGCATCTGGTCCGACACCAGCCGAGCGACGCTCCGCTTGGTGAGGATTTCGGCGGCGTCGCCGCTGAGCGCGATCTTGATGATCCACTCGGTGCGCGGGGGGAGGATCAACTCGTTCAGCATCTCGAACGCCTCGTTGATCGCGTCGTCCAAGTCGTGGAACACGGAACCGAAGTCCTCGGAGTCGTCGGAGTCGAACACCTCGAACCACGCGTTGTTGTCCCAGACGAGACGATCCTCGGCGTCGAGCAACTTCTCGTCGTCGGTGATGCCCGCAGCGATGAGGCCGTCGGAGTCCCAGACGATGATGGGCTCGTCGCCGTCTTCACGCGACGGTTCGTCGCTGGGCCAGACGGCGAGGCGCATCTCGCCGACGCAGCGCACGGCGAGGGTGCGTCCAGCGTCGTTGGTGAGGATGGCGACCGGGTTGACGTATCCGACGTAGAACGCGGCGTCCTGTCGAGTGACTCGGTCGTTGTCGGTGGTCAGGGTGATCCTGACGTTGTTGGGGTTGTTCTGTTCGGGGTGGATGGTTTCCACGGTGTCTCCTTAGTAGCGGGGGTTGATACTAGGTAGTGTAGCAGGGGGGTCGGACATAGTCCTCCCCCCCCCGCTGCTCACTTGCCGGAGCGGATGTTGCCGTTGTCGTCGAACGTGTCGTTGTACGCGTTCTGGATCATCTCGCCACCTTCGCTGGCGAGGCATTCGCGAATGCCCTTGCGCCACTCCCAACTGTTGAGCATCGCTTCGACGTCAGCGTCGGTGACGTCACGTTCGACCTCATCGGCGGCGAACGCGTCGGTGATGTATTCGCGCACGCCTCCGGGGGTGAAGAACGCTCCGGTGAAGCCGCTGACGTTCATCAGTCGGGCGATGACCCACGCTGCGACGTCTTCGTCCATCTCGGGAAGGGTGGCGACGATCGCAGCGGCGATGTCGATGGGGTTCTGGTCGGTGCTCATCTGATGTCTCCTTGCTCGGGGTTGATACTAGGTAGGTTAGCAGGGGGGTCGGACATAGTCCTCCCCCCCTGCCGGTCACTCGGCGGTGAGGGCCGTGGCGAGGGCTTCCGTCACCTGCTTGTCGCAGAAGTCGGCGGCGTCCTCGACGGCGTCGCTGTAGTCCGACCACCACTCCTGCTGGGCGTCGTCGTCGGTGTCCGGGGACGGCCGGTCGGCCACCCCCTTCGTGGCGGCGTAGGCGTCGAGTGCCTTGTCGCTGAACTCGTTCTCGGCGACGATCCGGCCGTCGGCGACTGCGGCCGCTCCGACGTAGCACCAGCCCTCATCGACGTATCGGAGGGTGACGGCGATGCCGAGCATCTCCGACATCTTGCGGTAGCCCTCGACGACGGGGGACCACGCGCTGTTGTTGCGGATCGTGATGGACGGTCGCACGGCGTTGCGGTCGTCGTTGACGAGCCACACGTCGTAGTCGCCCCACTTCGATCCCCAGAGGGCGACGGCGGCGGCGTAGCCGTCGATCCCGCCGTCCTGTCCGTTGGCGAAGACCGAGTATTCGTACGGCTCGCCGTCGGGGGTAACGCCGGTTCGCTTGATGGTCGCTTCGCTGGGGAGGGGCAGGAAGTGGTCGAGGATGGACTTCTCGTCGGCGGCGAGGGCGGCGATCTGGTCGAGCACCTCGATCGGGCCGATGATGGTGGTGATGGTTTCGACGTGGTTCGGCATTTCGGGTTGTCTCCTGTTCGGGGGTTGATACTAGGTAGTGTAGCAGGGGGGTCGGACATAGTCCTCCCCCCGCTGCTCACTCGGTCGCGGCCAGCGCCTCCCTCACGATCTGTCGGGCGGCGTCGGCGAGCGCGTCGGCGTAGACCTCGGCGATGGTGCGGAGGACCATCAGCATCTCGTCGACGATGCCTCCCGGACCCTCGAACGTCGTGTCGGTCTCCCACTCCCAGCCCGAGACCTCGGCGAACGTCCGGGTGATGTCCTCGAAGAACTGAATCCGACCGACGCTGTCGATCGCGACGTCGATGAGGAAGTCCTCGATGTCGTCGTGGTCCGGGCCGAAGCCGGGGTCGTCGGCGAGGCCGAGCCACGCGGCTGCCGGGTCGTCGGTGGCGGCGAGCCGCTCGGTGAAGACCTCGACGATGTGGCGGAAGAACTGCGCCGAGGCGGGTCCGGCGTCGGCGATCGGCCGGTCGCCGACCTTGTAGCCGTACAGGGACTCGTAGAGGGCAGGGTCTGCGATGACGCCGGACCTGTTGCGCAGTAGGACGGCGAGGCCGGTGGGGTCGATGGTCGTGCTCATCTGGTTTCTCCTTGCTCGGGGGTTGATGCTTGTAGGTTAGCAGGGGGGTCGGACATCATCCTCCCCCCCTGCCGAGTCAGCCGATCAACTCGCGCACGGCGGCGGTGGCGATGCTGTTCTGCGCCTTCAGCGCGGCGATCAGCACCTCGACCTCCTCGCGATCCAGACGGATCGTGAAGCCGTTCTGGTAGGGATTCCGACCGACGTAGTAGGGCTCGACGTCGATGTCGGCGCACGCCTTCAGCACGGCGAGCAACTCGTCGCGGTTCTTGTCGAACCACTCCCCGTACTCCCGCTCGGCTGCTCGACGCGCTTCCGCTGCGGCCTCCGCCGCTTCCTGCTCGGCGGTGTAGGCCGTCCACTCGGCGTACACGCCGCGAGTGCGGATCGACACGGTGATCGGCTCGTCCTCGGGGAGGCCGGTGTTCCGATCGACCTGCTGGACGGCGACCCGCCCGTTAGAGGCCGGAGCGACGATGATGCCGCGCTTGAGCCAGCCGATGTGCCAGTGGGTTTCGGGGTTGCCGTACGCCGCGTACGCGACCTCCATCCCGACGGTGATGTCCTGTGCCTTCATCTGGGGTCTCCTTGATTGGGGGTTGATGCTAGATAGTGTAACACAGGGGTCGGACATCGTATTCCCGACTCCCCGGATTTCTTGGTGCTGCTCGATGGGATCTAGTGTAGCACAGGGGTCGGACATCCTCTATGCCCTGCCCCTCGTTTCCTGATGCCAACCACATTAGCAGGGGGGTCGGACAACCTCCAGCACCAGCAGGTCCTCCAGCCCCAGCAGGGCGGCCCTCTTCCTCGACATCGACATCGACATCGACATCGACATCGACATCGACATCGACATCGTGCGCGCGCGCACGCACGCGTACGCACGGGGCTCCCACCCCTCCGGCTCCCCACCCTCAGCCCCGCCCCCACCCCCGGACGAACCCCCAGCCCCGGTCCCCAGAAGAAGCCCCAAAAGCCCCGCCCCAAAGCCACCACCCCGGGGCTCCAGCCGCCTACACTCCTTCACCGATCAAGTGGACACTTACACAGATGGGATTTCCGTGAACCACGGTGAAGTCACCCGCAGTTTCAACACGAGGTGGGACCACCACTACGCAGCCCTCCTTCAGTTCGTCGCTCGAGAAGGAACCGCCCACGTCGTCGCCAGCCATCGAGAAGAGTTCGAGGGTGTGATCGTCCCGCTCGGCACATGGACCGCCACCCAGCGCCAGCGGAAGCGACGCGGGTTCCTGCCGCCCGGGCGCGCAGCGCTCCTCGAGGAGTTGCCCGGCTGGCAATGGGGACCTCTCGCTCCCGGTCCGGCTGCTGAAACAGACCGGAACACGGAGATCCAACGGCTTCGGGCGGAAGGCGTGACCCTCGCCAAGATCGCTGAGCAGTTCGGCATCACTCGTCAGCGCGTTCATCAGATCGCTCCCCGACGTCCGGTCAAGGTCGAAACCCCCGATGCGTGAGGAGCGTTCTCCGTGGTTCGGGATCCTGCTCGGGCTGGTGATGCTCTCGGTCTGGTTCGGCTGGGTCGTCATGCTCGTTGTCGGAAACCTGTACCACGATGGCTGCGTGACGAAACCCCTTGGGTTCTGGGAGGCCCAGCACTACGGGATGCTGCTCGCCCTGCTCATCGGCTTGCCGTACGCCGCGCTGATCGTTGCGACAGTTGCGGATGGACACGCGACGAGGGGGCCGGACTCGTATTGAGTCCAGCCCCCTCGGGGGTTCGCGCGACTGCCGGAGGAGGAGACAGAACCTCCGGCAGCGGCAGCGATCAGACGGGCGGGTTGGTGCCCATGATGGACCGCCACGACCCCTTCCAATAGGAGGGGATCCAGCGGGTGGGCTTCCGACCCTTGCCCAACGTGTGGAGAACCTCGACGCCCTTGCCGACGTCGGGGGTGACGATCACCCGGTGTTCCAGCACCTTCCGGAAGCAGTCCAGCCCCATCTGGTCGGTGTAACCCTGACCCGGGCCGTGGACTGCGCCGTCGGTGATCCAGACGACCGGAGCCTTCGGGTGCTGCCGCTGAGCGACCGCCCACTCCAACGCCGGACGGTCGACCCCGTTGCCGGGCACCCGGCTGGGGAGGACGTCGACCATGCGGCCCTTGTCAGCGAGGACGAACACGTTCGGCGTGTTCTTGTCCCCGTTCGACGAGTAGACCGCAACGGTCGCACCCGGAGCCGCTTCGACGAGCCGCATGATGTCCTGCTGCGTGAACCGCATGGACCCGGACCCGTCGATGAGGACGACGCCGCCGTTGCCGCGCTTCGTCGCATCGAAGACACGACGCTGCGGATCGACGAGCATCCGGTGGATGCGACGCGGGTGGCGTCCCCGGTCGGCGGGCCGCTTCTTGCGACCCATGCCGCCCGGAGCGAGCCGCGGCATGGCGCAGCGCTCCACGCGAAGCGTGTCCCACTTGCCGCCGTTCTTGCGCATCGGCTTGATCTTCTTGATCGCGTCGGCGTCGACCTTCGGCTTCTTGCCCTGCTTCTGGCTCGGCTTCCGACCCGGCTTGCCGTCCTGCGGCTCGCCGTCCTGCGCCTGACCCTCGGCATCGCCGTTGTCCTGCGCCTCGTCGTTCTCGTCCTCGTCGTCCTGCGGCGGGTTTGCGATCTGGTCGAGCAGGATCGCCCACTCTTCGGTGTATGCGAACCCGGCCGGAGCGAGACCGTGACGCGACAGGGTTGTCGCGCCCAGCCGTGCCGTCGGCACGCGTCGGACGAGGGCAGCGAGCCGGGTGGCGAGCGCACGGAACGCGTTCGCCCACTCGGGGTTGTGCTTGCGGACGCCGCTGATGAACGGCTTGAGCCGTGCGGTACCGGCGAACGCAGCGGTCATGTAGACGCCCTCCGACCAGAGGCCGCTCTGGGCGACCTGCTCGCCGGTCTGCTTCTCGGACCCGTCGGTCAAGTGGTTCTTGACGTCGAAGCCCGAACGGGCGCAGAGGGTGTTGACGCGGAACTCTTCCGCGACCTCTAGCGCTCGCTGCGTGGCGAAGCCGCGCTCGATCCACGTCGGCCACTCTTCACCGGGCGAACACTTCGCGTGCATCATTTCGTGCGCGCGAACCATCCGCTCCTGATCGTTGTCCCCGACGGGGACGTCCATCCGGTGGCCGACGACGTACGTCCGGGCCCGGCCGGGCTCCATCGGTACGGGCTGGATCTCCCAGCGGCCGTTGTCCTTATCGGCACGCCCGAGCAAGTCGGGCATGGGGGCGACGATCTTCCGGACGGCGGTCATCAGACTGCCACCCGGTCGATCGCGATCGCGTCCAGCACCGACTCGGCACGGTTGCCGAACACGATGCGGGCCGCGCGTGCCTCGTCGCCCAGCCGCTGGCGCAGCGAGTCGAAGGCGTAGAACGTGCGGAGGCTGATCCGACGGTCGCCCAAGTCCGCAGCGCGTGCGGCGTAGGACCGCAAGTCTGCCGACAGGAGGGCGAGGGCCGACGGGTGCGGCGTGTTGATGCGGACCTGTACCGGGAAGCGGTCGATGAGCGCCTCCGGCAAGTCCTCCATCCGCTCGACGTTGGTCGTCATCACGACGCTGAAGCCGTCGCGGGGACGCTCGATGCGGCCGGTCGCCGGGTTCTCCCAGCGGGCCGACTCGGGCGAGTCGGTCATGGCGAGGAGGAGGGCGAACACGTCGCCGCTGGCCTTGTCGACCTCGTCGACGATGAGCCGACCTCCGGTGAGGCCGTCGCCGCGCCAAGCCTTCGAGGCCTGACCGTCGAGCCACTCCCAGCGGCCGTCGGCGGCGGGCATCCAGCAGCCGGTGACGTCTGCCGACGTCATGTCTTCGGTGCAGACGAGCCGGAACGCTCCGGCGTCGACGTTGCCGAACGTCAGCCCGGCGTACGTCTTGCCGGTGCCCGGCGGGCCGTACAGGAGGACGCGGTCGACTCCGGCGACGAGGATGTCCTCGACGTCTTGCCAGCACTCGGGCATGGCGAGGGGGTGGTTGTTCATGGTGCTGTCTCCTAGCGGGTTCGGTAGTAGGTAGGGGGAACGGTCGTTCACCCGATGACTCTAGTGTAGCACACCCAGCGCCGCTTGTCAAGTCGGGCGGGGAAGTTTCTCGGGTGGGCCGACCGCCACGCGCAGGAGGATCGCGTGGTCGGTCAGCCGCACCCGACCCGTCACCGCTTCGCGGTCTTGGGCATGGTGATGACGAGCGCCCGCTTCTTGTCGGTCGTCGTCGTCACCGCGGCCACCGTGGCGGCGTCGATGAGGCCGATCTCGACGGCGGCGTCGAACTTCGCCAAGTCGATGACCGACCGGGTGACCCGGTCCAGCGTGGCGGCGGGGACGCGCTCGGCGAGGGCGTCGAAGTCGATCGCCCGGGCCTCCTCGCCGTCCAGCCCGCCCTTGAGCGTGACCTTCGTGCCGTCGGGGAGGGTGACGGTCTCCACCTCGGCGGTGAGCATGGCCGCGATGGCCTGCGCCTCCGCCTCGGTGAACATCTTCGTCGCGTCGGCCTTGGCGATCTTGGCCTGTACGGCGACCGCGGCGGCGACGTTGACGTTGACGGCGGTCTCGGTAGCGGTGGGGATGGGGGTCGTCGGGTTCATGGGGTTGCCTTTCGGTTGGGGGTGCTTGCTTGATGTAGGTAGTATAGCAGGGGGGTCGGACAAGGTCACGTCGCGTCGGCCCACGGCGTACCGTCGGCCAGCGCGGCGTACTTCGCCGGGAACTCGAACCGGGGGAGCATCCCAGCGACCTTCGCCACGGCGTCCTCGTCCCCGTCGTTCAGGGCGAGGATCGCCAGCATGGCCTCGTCGTTGATGTGCTGACCCTCTAGGGCGAGCCAGACCTCCACGGCGTCCCCGAAGCGCTTCTTCGGGATCAGCGCCATGACGCGCTGGCCGCTGCGGGCCTCGTACCCGAACGCGACGTCCCCGAGGGATTCGCCGGTCGGACCGTCGGCGGGCATGATGCCGAGGACGGCGATCTTTACGGTGTCGGTGGTCGTGCTCACGATGGTGTCTCCTGCGTTAGTAGGCGGTGGGGCTGATGGAAGGTAGTGTAGCAGGGGGGTCGGACAACATCCCCCCCCTGCCTCACTCGTCGTAGGACAGGGCGTCCAAGTGGTCGCGAGCCAGAACCTCCAAGAACCGGCCGACCTTCTGGACGTCGTTGGCGAGGCTGACGATGTCGTCCAGCCCCATCACCGCGCCGACATGGACATCGGCGAAGTGGGTGAGCAGGACGTCCACGATGTTGAGCGAGTCCTGATCGCCACGGAAGTGGCGGTTGGAGTCGGCCTTCGTGCGGGCGTCCGTGAAGAACGCGGTGACCTCGGGGGCGATGTCGGTGGGGGTGGTCATGGTGTCTCCTGCCTGTCGTTCGTTCATGTAGGTAGTGTAGCAGGGGGGTCGGACAAGGTCCACGGTCCCCCGATCTGCTCGGTGGCAACGAGTGTAACAACGGGGTCGGACAACGTATTCCCGAATCCCGAAACTTCTTGACGAGAAACACCATAGCAGGGGGGTCGGACACGCTCCCAGCCCCATGACGAAACGTCATGCCAGACAATACGTCCAGCCGACCTCGACGCCACCCTCGACTCCTCCCTCGGCGAGCAGCAGCGACCGTTAGCGTAACTGCTAACACGCCGCCGAGCCCCGCTAGACCGCCCCCGATCTCCGAGCCCCGCAGCGCCAGCGAGGAGCCCGGGGCTCTCGCTCCTCCCCTGACCCACGGGCAGCCCCGGGGTGGGACCGCCTTCGGCGGGGCCCCCAGCGCTCGGGGGAGCGGAGAGAGGAGGGGGGGGAATCAGAGGATGCGCTCGGCGAGTCCGCCCGTTCGAATGAGCGAGAGGGGGCTCGAGGCAGCGAAGTCATCGGCGGTGAGGACCAAGTCGTAGTCCTCGGGCACACCGTCGTGCCACGTTTCGAGCAAGCAAGCGAGGGAGTAGTCGTCCCACTCGCGCAGGGCGATCCACTCGTTGTCGCCGCCGTTCCGTTCGTTCAGGATGCCGGTCACGTCGTGGTCGCCGTAGACGTCCACCAGCCAGCCGTCGGCGGTGCGAACGTAGAAGTGGACGGGCCAACGCTCGTCCGGCTCATCTCCGACGACTTCGTCCACGCTGACGACCGGCAGGCCGTGGCGCACGGCGAGGGAGGCAGCGAGCAAGGCGCAGCCTCCCATCGTGAATGCGGCTCCGGCGTTGTACCCGTCCCACGCGCCACAATCGCCGTCGCTGAGGGCGTCGGCGCGTAGGCGGTCGAGGGTGCGGATCGTGTGGGCGTACATCAGCGAGTGGTGATGTCGTAGGCGTTCGGGTCGCATTCGCAGTCGTCGCTGCGAAGGCAAGCCGGGCAGACGTCGGGGTCGGTGTGGTCGTACTCGAACGGGCAGCGACCGGCGGGGACCGGGGTCACGGCCGTAGCGATGTCGTCGTCCCACGCGCGACCGCAGTCGCCGCAGACGGTGGCGACCGGCTCGGCCGGGTCGGTCTCGACGACTCCGTTCGCGTGGACATGGACGGTGCCCATGTAGCGGTTCGGGTCGGTGAGGGGTTGGGTGTTCATGGCGTCTCCTTCGGAAGGAATCGGAGGTTGGCGGCGGGCGGGGGACCGAGTGGTTCCCCCCCCGACC